CGTCGAGGGAGATAATCTGCCTGGAGCGCACGCTGTCCTTCTTCCGGCGGGCATCGGACATCTCACCGCCGACAAACCCGCCGATGTCCTTCCTGCTGTCCTGATCGGCCTTTGACATGGCAAGGTAGGCCGTCAGGGTCTCCACCCCTCGCATGGGTGTTTCCAGCCGTCCGTAAAGCTCTGATACGGTCAACGTCAGCGGTTGCCACGTCATCGCCTTTCGGCTGTTGCCGACAGAAACATTGAGCTGTCGGTCATGTTGCAATGAAATCATGAATCAGCCTCCCCCCCCCTCGCGCGGGGGTGGTCAAAATGTTTATACCGTATTTCGATTATAAGTCAAAGCCTTTTTACTGTCAAGGCCCGTCAGCGGAAAATCCTGCCTGTTTTTCTGTGCTTCAATTCGATGCGGTTCACCAGCTCGAAGCCGGATTCATTGATGATGAATTTGAGCACAGACACGAGGTAGGCAGCTTTCTTTTCGGCCTTGCCGTCGTTGAGGATGTTCTTGAGGGCCTGATACGCGGTTGGATCGATATAGCCGTCCTGGTTGCGCTTCAAACTGTCAGCCACGGCCCTGCACCCCTCTAAGGCGATTGGCCCAGCGGACAGTTTTGAACTCTCTGATCCCGGCCTTCACATCCTCATCTTCCGACGCGCACAGCATGGAGATAAGCAATTCAACATCGGCCATCTCCTCAACCAGATGCGCCGCCGCGTCCGATTCGCTCACCGGTGTAGGGTTGTCCCTCCGCAGCGTTCGCCGGTATTTGAGGGCCGCTTGTCCCAGCTCCGCGCTCTCCTCTGCAAGCTGTGTCAGCAGTTCAGGCTTACCCAGCCGCTCACGGATATAATCGAACTCCCGGCGCGTATCCTCAGTCAAACCCCTTTCACCGGGCATGGGAATAGCCTTATCATCTATGTACTCATCGGCGAAAACCTTCCGGCAGTCGTTGTTGTACTTTTCAATCATCTCGGGCAGATTCGCGTTGAGGGCGTCGAACTCGATGCCGTGGTCGTTGCACCAGTTCACGGCCTCGCCCAGCCGCTTTCCCGTGCGATTCGTCCAGAGGATCAACTTTGCGCCCTGCCGCTGCTGATCCAGCACATAATCAATGACGGCCTGCCGGGGTTCACCGATGCCCGGCCAGTTGTTTTCGCACAGCGTGCCGTCGAAATCGACGGCGATGATCTTGTTATTCATATCGTGATTCTCGCGCCTTTCTATTCATATTTGCGGTTTTTCGGTATTTTTGAGGTAGAGGATATACCGTTATCAGTAGAGAATCGTGAAAAACATAGACATAATCGCAATAGATTCTAACGTTATTCGCGGTTCTGTTCTTCCAATACAGCGATTCTATATAGCGGTGGAGGCTCCCGCGCGTATCCTTATGCCGAAGGCCATCGGTCAGCGCCCTCTCCGCGTTTTTCGCCGCCAGCTTCTTTGACAGGCCCAGCCGTTCCTTTGTCCGCTTGATCGCGTGATTCGTGACGCAGGCCATCGTTCATCACCCATCTTTCCCCGTTCCATTCATGTCTCAGGCGGTAGGGGTTATAGACGCAGGAAACGCACGGCTCCTTGTGCCACGTCACACCCGAGGATGCAATCTTGCACCGGGTCATACAGTAGGCTCCGCACGTCGGGCAAGCCGCCCATTCCCCGCGCCCGTTTCCCTTGCCGCCGCAGAACTTACAGATCATCAACACCAGCGCTGCCTCGTGTAGCTCCTGCCCTCGATCCCGGCCCACAGCCGGGCGCAGCTTACCGCGAGGAGCAGATAGAAGAATGTCCATCCGAGCAGCAGCGCGTTGTATACCTTGCCGTGGGGCCGGACCCGGTATTGGAGGGCCAGCGCTTGCTTTTCCTCCTCCCATCGGTCATCCTCGGCCTTATGCCGCATCTCTTCACGGGCTTTCATCTTCGCAAGCTCCGCCTTCAACTCTGTCAGCTCCTTGTTGTTCAAAGGGATCACCTTGGGGGTTATGCCGTCCACAATGGCCCCGCACATGGCGGGGTCGCCGTAGGTCCTAATCACCAGCGCCCGTTTTTCCACAGATCACACCTCCCTATTTCGATTCCTGATAAATGCGCTTGCCCTTCTCCAACAGGTCACAAATCTGCTTGAGCTGATGGGTGTTCAGATAGTAGGCGTAGTTGACCCCAGTATTGATCTTCGCTATCAAGTCACCATGGAGAAAATAGTCCTTTGCTTCTTCCACGGAAAAGAAAAGATCGTAGTCCCGCCCATAATACTCGTTGGGTTTTTCGAGGTAGTCATTGGTCATGTCAAATTGAAGTACCTTCGGGAACCAAAGTTTCCCGGATTTCTCTTTGACCGAAACATATTTGCGTCCGATCTTGGTTATTTCGGCCTCTTTCAAGTGTTCTATACCGCGCTTTCCTCTTCCGACATAGATAGGCAACAGGTACACCGTCATCCCCGGTTTGAGGGTTTTTACGTCCGGATTCTTTCGGGAAGGATGTCCCATGGTCACACCCCCCCCTTAATCGTGCCCGCCAGCCATAAAGCCAGCTACCATGATGCACGCACCTAAGAAAGATACTGATTCCGAGATTGTTCCGGCCTGATCCGCAGCCGAAAGTATAAGGCAGGCAACTAAAAATCCGATCCACTTATGAAGCATATCACATACCCCTTTCCGGGCCGTTCTGATCCTCGTCGGTAATGACGGTGATGATCCCGGCGTTGTCTATCAGGCGGGCGCACATTTGGCAGGGCGTCGGATTCTTGATCCTCTCGCCGTTTTCAAACCCGGCCAGATAGAGGGTCGCGCCCATCATGTCCAGTCGAGACGCGCTGATGATCGCGTTCGCCTCGGCGTGAACCGCCTTGCACTCTTCATAGCGCTCCCCGTGGGGGATGCCGTGGGATTCCCGCCAGCACTCCCCCAAATCACAGCAGTTGAGCCACCCCCGCGCCGAGCCATTGTAACCGGTGGAGATAATCATGTCGTTCTTGACGATCACGGCCCCGTATTGACGACGGATGCAGGTGGAACGGGCCGCAACCGCCGCCGCGATGTCGAGGTAGTATTTCACCTTCGACGGGCGTTTGACAGTCTTACTCACATTCATCCTCCATTCTCATGAGCTGATCTTCAAATGGGGCCTCGGCGTCAGTTGCTTTCCGATTCTCGGCAACCGTGCGGACCGCAGCGGCAAGCGCTTTCCACATCTCTAAAATCATCCGATTGTCAGCAGCCTGACGATCCTCAGCAGCCTGACGATCCTTCATGCCTCGTGTAGCAATCTCTCCCGCGCAGGCCGCGTACCCGGCGAGGTCAATAAAGCTGTCGGGGTTCGATCCTTTGGCAATGCGGGCGACCTTGAGTAGTCCCATCATCACTGCAACGTCCTTCGGGGTGATTATCTCAGAAACTTCCATGCACTCCGCGACGCCTTTCAAATTCACCTCCGGGTGAGCCGCATCCAAATAAGCATTCCAAAAATGGGCGATAACTGAAAAGCTGTCCTCCGGGGTTCCGTAGTCCTGTTCCCTCTGCCCGCAAACGCATTTCCTTGCGGCCTCCAGCACCTCAGCCCTCTTCATCTTCCGCGTCCTCCTCTTCGGGATCGTCAAGGATTCCCGTTTCAAGGCCAAACTGGAGAACGCCGGTCATGAGGATCACCAGATCCCTTTTTGTGGTATCCAGCAGGTCGATAGTCATGTTGACCCCTTCGCTCACAGGGTCCACGTCCTTGAAATGGACGACCATACCCTTGTCCAGTCGTTTGATCGTGCCGTCGTCGTAGAGAACGATAATGTCCTCAACGCTCCTCCCGGTCTTGGCAAGGTCAGAGATGTTCGCATTCTTCATGATCCTGTTCCTCCTTTTTGTCATTCATAGGTCGATCTGATACGTTCATATATGGCGTGTCTGCCGTTATCAAAGGTGACTTTAACCTTGACGGGATAGCCTGTTGCGTCGTCAGCTTTGCCCTTATACATGAACGCCTCAACCGCAACGGGCCTCTTATGGTTCTTTTCGCAAGCCTCACAAGTCGCCCTATTGTTGTACTGCTTGTAGCAGAACTCGCATTGATACAGGTTGATCTCCTTCATACCGCGCCTCCACACAACGGTCAGTCGGATTCCTTGATCGCCTGCCCGCAAATCGGGCACACGTCCATGTCGGTAGAGATTTTCGCGCCGCAGGTCGGGCACCTCAGCCTTACGTCGGTATTCGCGCCGGTCTCCTGATACCTGGCGACGGCGTTCTGCATATTCGCCTCGCCCTGAACGAAATAGCTCTCTTTCAGCTCGATCCCCAAACCCCTGCGGCCCATGACCACGGCCTGATAGGGAACCGAACCGATGCCCGCGAAGGGGTCCAGAACGATGTCATTCGGGTTGGTCCATAGGTTGATGCAGCGCTCAATCACGTCGAGCTGGAGCGGGCAGATGTGCTTTTCGTCCTTCTCAGCGCGGGCCGAGGTCCTTTGCAGGGTGTTACTCTGCCGAATGTCCATCCACACGGGCGAGGCGTACCGCTGCCACACGTCTACCGGGAAAACCTCTGGAGTGTGGGGGATGGGTTCGGGATTCTCGCCGGGTTTGCGGAACGTGACCACGTAATCCGGGAGGCCCTGCCTGCACATCGACGAGTCCTTCCTGATCTGCTTGTGTAGCAGCCCCAGCGCCTTCGTCCGCTGCATCTCGGTGACGGGATTCTTCCAGATGCAGACCTCGGAGTGATAGATGAAACCGGCCTCCGTAAACCACCTGATGATGTCGCCTCTGAAATCCTTGACGCCGATGAAACCGTCCCGGCTCTTCATGGCGGGAAGGTTCATGCAATGGACGGACAGCAGGCGCCCCGGCATGGTCACGCGGAAAAGCTCCCGCACGAGGTAGGAGAAATGGGTCTGAAACTCTTCCCCGTCCCGACTGTTACCCATGTCCCGGTCGCTGTTGGAGTAGGTGTACAGCGATGCGAACGGCGGGGAGAACAGGGTGTAATGGATGCTGTCATCGGGGATTCCCCGCGCCACCTCTACGCAATCGCCCTGATAAAAGGCGAACCGTTCTCCGATCATTTGGTCAAGCACATTCATCAAATTCCTCCCAATTCGGCAGAACCATCGGCGTTTTCGGCTCATATGGCGTTGCGATTCTGCACGTACTTCTCAGTTCTTTCTTGGTGATCTCCTTCGTCTGTTCGATCATCGCCAGACGCATTTTCTCCGTATCGGCCTGTTTCCGTTCGATGTTCTCTTTGATCGTACCCTCTCGGGCGCTGATGACAATGTACACATCGACCGGCTCAGTCTGACCGAAGCGCCAGCACCGGCGAACCGCCTGATAATACTGCTCATAGCTGTCGGACAGGCCGACAAAAATCATATTGTGGCAGTTTTGCCAGTTCATACCAAACCCGGCAATACTCGGCTTCGTGACCAAAGCCCGATAGAAGCCGATGGAGAAGCCCAGCATCCGGGAGGTCTTATTCTTGTTGGCGTCGGAGCCTTTGACCTCCACGGCGTCAGGAATGGCGTTCGTCAGCGTGGCGCTCTCATCGTTCAGGTCGCACCACACCAGCCATTGATCGTCGGAATTATTGACCAGCTCAGCCGCCGTCTCACATCGAAGCTGGAGCGTATCCCGGCGGGCCTGCCTGCGTTCGGTCAGGGTCATGGTCTCCCGGATCGGCTCGTCACCGTCCGCGATGATCTCATGTATCCTCAGCTCAGGGAGGTTGAAGCCGTCCTCCTCATAGCCCAAATCAGCCGGATTGTTGATGAACACGGCCCACGATCCCATCCATTGCCAGAAAACATCCTCGGCGTGCCCTTTGAGCCGCCATTTCGAGGTCTGCCCGCCATCGTGGACAAAGAACATGGCCAGCATCTCGGAGTAGGACATGATGCCTAAGAACTCCGAATGGTTTCCCAGCTCCATGAAGTCGTTCGGGGCCGGTGTAGCTGTACACGCCAGCCGGAAGGGCGTCGAGCTGAAAAAGTCGATGATCTGATTCCTGACCTTGCCTGTGAAGGATTTAAGGATGCTGCTTTCGTCCAGCACCACGCCCTCAAAGACGCATCCCGCGAACTTGTCCAACTTTTCATAGTTTGTGATATTGATGCCGGGGGTGATGTCGTTCGCCGTCTCGCACAGCGTCACCGTGATTCCGAACTTGCGGCCCTCCTCCACGGTCTGCGAGGCAACGGCGAGAGGGGCGAGAATGAGGACATTACCGCCTCTCTCTCTGATGATTTGGTCAGCCCATTCAAGCTGCATCGCGGTCTTGCCGAGGCCACAGTCGGCGAATATCGCCGCCCGGCCCTTCGCCAGCGCCCAGCGGACAATATCCCGCTGAAACTGGTACAGCCTCGGATTCAGATTGTCGGCGTCCACCTGAATGCTGTCGTTGTGAAGGGCAGACGTGGTTTTCACGTCGATGAATTTTTCATAGTCCATACCGTTCCTGCCCTCCTTTTCTCATGCAGACCATGACAGCGCCATCATAGCCGTAGAGGGACAGCCTTTCGACCATAGCCCGCGCCGTTTTTGCGGTTTCAAAGCCCTGTGCCTCGTTGGCGTAGCGGGTCCAATTCAAATAGCTCTGTTCATCAGGCGTCCCCACGTTGGCCGTTCCCACTTCATACAAGTACATGGGTTTTCCGAAAGTCCTTGTTTCCAGCAGGAATTTCCCGTGACGCTGTTTCATTTGTTCACGTACCACGATCTCACCCTCCCCCGTTATAGACAGGAAAACAGCAATAGGACGAATAAGACACCCGCCACCACAGCGTAAAGCTCCTTGTTTTCATACTGCTTCTCACCGATGCAGGCAAGGGAAAAGAAAACGCCCGTGACGCCGAAAATGATTGATACCACAGTTAATTTACTCATTGATCTCTATATCTCCTATCAGTCCATCGTTGATGACCGCCACGACTTCATCCAGCTTTATAAACATCGGGCGAGGGTGAACAACACCCGTAGCGTGATACTCCGACAACTCCCCTGTGAGGTTTGATTGGGAAAGATCAATCTTGTCACACAGTATGGGGATTTCCATGCCGTTTTTCAGGATGAATCTAATTCTGAGCTTTTCCATGATCCGCGTCCTCCGTGGGAATGTCCTCAAACATGACCGGGACGATCTCCCGGAATGCCTTCAGCAGCATCCCGGCAACCTCTCTCATTTGCGGATGGGCGTCCGGGGCATTGCGCAGTTTGAAGAAGTGCCGCCACTCGCGCATATTCATGGTTATCACGATCTGCGCCTTCGTGCTGTTGTTCAGGACGGATCGCGCTATCTCCGGTGTAGCTCCCAGCTCGATCATCCGATTGTAGTGCCGCTCCGCATCCTGACAAGCCTCCGTCCACTCCCCGACGATCTCGGCGATTTGCAGGGGCGACAGTTGAGACATTTTCCGTTCTCGCCTGATGCCACCCATAATGTTGATATAAGTGATCTCCCCGCCGAAGCGGTCCCCGGCGTAGTTGCAGTACCGCGTCGATTCCTGCGTGTAACTCGCCACCCGATGCCGCACGGCTTCATGGGTCACGCCCCTGTCACAGGTCACGATGACCGATATGATCGCGTGCTCCAATACGGACTCATGCCCGCGCTTGATAAGGCTGCGCACAAAGTCCTCCTCGCCGCCCACGCGCTCAGATTGGTAGGCCACCCGGCCCGCCTCGGTGATCCGTTTGAGGATCGCCCCGCCGTCAGGGGCCGTGTTATGCGGCCACCTGAAACACGGTTTAATGATCTTCATGTATCGTTCCTCCGATCAGTCTTTCTTGAAGAAGGTTCCGACCCATCCATCAGCGCCGAGGGGAAGGCCCTGCGCCCACGGGATAGGCTCTGTCATGATGTCTGTCACCAGCTTTAGCATGGCTTCATCGTCCGCAAACCGGGCTATGTCTATCACAACTTCGTCATGGACGTGGAACACGATGGGGAATCCCGCCGCCTCCAACTTTTCAATGGCCTGCGCCAGACAATCGCGGGCGATTGCCTGAACACAGTTTTCGATCAGCTTGCCGCCGTAGGTCTCAATGGGCTTCCATTTCTTTGTGGTTTGATCCACGCCGAAGTAGGAGATGGACGGTTGACCCCATCGGTTTTCGGTGATTTGCGGGTTGATGTAGTAGAGCTTTCGGCCAGAGGGCAGACGGATGGACATTACCGGGGTGCCTTGCATGATGTCATATTCTCGGGCCAGCGTTAGACAGCGAACCGTCTGCGTGCCGCCGTTCACGATGACGCCCAGCGCCGCGTTCTCCATGTCATACCACAGATCACGGATATGGCTGCTTGCGTTGCGCCAGTTGTTAACGATCTCCTGAACCTCATCATCTGTCATGTCGTCCAGCGCGTGAGACACGTCCATGCGCCGCATCGCGCCCACGCCACCCTGATAGCCAAGGGCCAGTTCTGCAACCTTGCCACGCTGCCGAAGGGCGTAATTCTCATGTCCCTTGACGATGGTCTCCACAGGGACGTGATAGATCATCGCCGCCGACGCCTCGTATATTTTGCCGGTCGTGCGGAATACCTCAAGCCGCCATTCCTCATTCGCCAGCCACGCAATCACGCGGGCCTCAATCGCGGAGAAGTCCGCGTCGATCAGCACGTTCCCCGGTGTAGCTATGAACGCCGTGCGGATCAGCTGCGAGAGGGTGTCGGCGGTGTTGCCGTAAACCATCCTCAGATGATCCTTTTTGCGCTCCTTGACATACCGGCGGGCCGTGTCCAGGTGTCCGATATATGTACGGGGAAGATTCTGCACCTGTACCAGACGGCCAGCCCAGCGGCCCGTCCTATTCGCGCCGTAGAATTGCAGCAGGCCACGGACGCGGCCATCCGAGCAGACGCACATCTCTATGGCGTCATACTTCTTCGTGGAGGTCTTTCCCAGCTCTTGACGAATCTCCAACATCCGCTGGACGCTATCGCTGTGCCCGCCCATCGCCAGCAGGTCGTTCACGGTATCCTTGCGGAGATTGTCAACGGAAACGCCCTCGGCGGTTTCGGTGTCCAGCCACTTCACGAGCTGCTTGACACTGTTCGGATTGTCCAGCCCGGAGATTTTCACGGCCTCGCCGGTCAGCTCCCGCGTCACGGCGTCGCCTATCGCCAGCGCCCCATCCGTGAACTCCATATCCACGGCCACGCCTCGGGCGTTGATTCTCAGGTCGGTTTCCCATTGTTTCTGAACCATGGCGGGAACAGGGAACGTCGATAGCCGTTTGGAAATCTCCATTTCCGTCACAACGTCCTGCGCGTTGTATTCCTTGAACAGCCGCCATTTATCAGGATCGTGGTGAGGCAGATTGCGCGTCCTGCCGCCGTTGGCTTTGGTGGGCTTGCAGGGGACACAGAAATAGCGGATCAGGGCTTTGCCCGTGTTCAGCTTCTGCTTGTCCTCGGGCAGGCCCAACGCCCGACCCGTAGCATCAAGGCCAGCGGTATAGCCTGCGTAGAGGCCGTGGAGCATCGTGTCACGCCATTGCGACGGGTCCATAGGCCCGTAAACCTTACTCAGACAGCCCCATTCAAAAGCCGCATTGTAGGCCGTTTTGATGTATTCCGGGTCGTGTAGTGCCTCCACCAACCACTCAGGGACGGTCTCGCCGCACGCCACGTCGATGACCGTAACCGGGCCGTTGTCAAGGGAATAGGCGAACAGCAGGATTTCAAAGTCGGGACTGTCGATGTACCTGAACGCTCCAGCTTTGCCGATGGGGACGCTGGAGAATGTTTCAAGGTCGATAGACAGTTTGTGCATGACCGTTCACCTCCATCAACGCTACCTCAATAAGAATGATTGCGGCTTTCTGACCGAGGGCCGGGGTTTCCATCAGCTCCCCGTAAGCCCCCGGCTTCGACAGGTGATCCCACAGGTCTTTAGCCGTCGTGAAATGGTCCGCAAACTCCCCTGATCGTGTCCGATACCTGTTAAACCTCATGGCGCAATTAAAAATCCTGCCGGGCATGGTCCCCGGTCTCGTCGCTCCATATCTGTGTATGGCGCTCAAAACTTCGTTACGCTCTTCCTTTCCCATAATCTGACTCACTCAATCCGTCCTCCCTTCAAAACGAGGGCTTCTCGAACAGGTCAAGCACGTTCTCTACATCCACGCCCCGATTGGTCAGCTCATTGAGCATGGACTGAACCAAGGGAGAACCGATGACATACTCCCTTAATTCCTCGGCAGACAGGCGGGTCACGTTGCGGATGCTGTGCCGCTTATCGTCGCTGTTTGCGCCGAAGGGCGTCCAGACGGTATCCGCAAAGGTGGATTCTTCGATGTCCGATATGAGCATGGACATGGATCGGGAAAGTTTGGTCGTCAGCATTTTAACCGTATTCAGCAGGTGGGCCGTGGACATATCCTCGACCTTCACCATCTGACCGCCAGCGATGAACCACACACCGGGGTTATCAAAACGGGTTTTCACAAAATCGCCTCCTCTGTGAAATAGGCCGGTTCTATCTAAAATGGGCGGGCATCGCCGGGTGTAGCTCTGCCCGCCCTCGCTGCTCACTTACATCGGCAGGCCGGTAAGGGGGTTGATCTGCGGCTGCTCTGCCGCGTCCTGTGCAAACTGCGCAAACTCATTCGCGGTGGGCTTGACAGCGCCGCCCAGAGAATCACCGTCGCGGGTTTTCATAACACCGTCGATGCTGCATCCGATCCCCTTCTTCCCAGCATTGAAGTAGCCGAAGAAGTGAACCGTGCAGCGGGCGTACATGCCGCTGTAGCTGTCCTGCGGGGCCAGTTCGACCTTCGGATTGCTGATGTCGCAGACCCACGGCTTGCCGTCCTGCTCACGCCGGGAGGCCGTCATGACCCAATGGCCCTTGCACTCGGGACCGTAGGGGGTGCCGTCCTGCTTCACGCCGTCGCCGTCGTGGATGGGATTCGGGATGATCGGGGGCCGCACACCGTTCCACGTCTTGCCGTTCACAGCGGCATTGATCGCGGCGTTGATGCTGGACATGATGTCCTCATAGGTGGTCTTATCGGACTTGGGGATCAACAGAGTAACCGAGTATTTCGGCTCTGTGTTCGGCTGCTGCGGGTTGGCATAAGGCGCGGCCAGATGGACATAAGACAGGCGAACCTCGCCGGTCAGGGATTTATTTGCTTGGTTCATGTACATAGCTTATTTCTCCTTTTCGATTGATCGTGTGTCACTTAATCAGGTTTGATGGGGGTCACGTTATGATCGTAAATGGTCAATTCCGGGACCGGGTGCTCGTTCAGGAAGCTGTTCAGGATTGCCGTCGCCTGATCCAGCGCGGCGATTGCGGCTTCAAGAGTTTCAGTTGTCACCGTGCCGGTCTTATCGCCCGTGAACCGGGTGATCTTATTCACGCAGATGCCAGACAGGTTTTTGGCCTTGCGCATGATACCGGCGGTCAGCCGATGCTCTTCGCTGTCGCTGTGCTCCTCAATGCCTCGGAGGAGAATATCAACCAGCTCCTCAAAAGCCTCCTTCTTGTCACGGTTCATGACGGGGGGGGGTATCAAATTTCATGGGATCGAACATTGGTTTTGCCTCCTATTACGCTTGTCGTGATTAGTTCATCAAAAGCGGATTTCTCCACTTCAACCGTGCTCCACCGATACCCGCACTCGGGGCATTTGCGGCGACGCTTCACCATGCCTGTCGTGTCCCGGATGTCTATGACCTTGGATCGGTCGCATCCACACTTGGGACACATTCGAGCGTCCAGATCATCAAGCGTAAGCACGGTAATCCTCCTTCGCGGCGCGGAAGATTTCAACAACCTCCCGCGCCTTCTCAATACGCTTGGGTGCTTGGGCCTGCGCTCTTCGGTAGTCCTGTTCAGCCCGGTTCACTTCGCGGAGCAAGCAGGAATTGTGATGCTTGCGGTCTCTCCGTTCCTGCTGCTTTTGCTTCTTCGTCCAGTCGGAGGGGAAGGTATTCGGGTCAGGGTTCAGAAAATCGTGCTGATAGACGGTTTTCTGATACTCCCATTCCTTCCTCAGCTTTTCGATTCGGTCAGCGTCCTGTCTGCGAATCGTCTCCTCCAGATTCGGCAAATCCAGATCAAGGGTGTCGATTGCAGCACGGTTCAGCCAACCATACCGGCAGCACTCGCGCAGGATTCTCCGAAGTGTAGCTTTCCCGGCTTCGATGAAAAACTCGGGATACGCCAGAATGTACTTCGTCTCAGGGTCGGGCAGTAGAATAGTGATCCTACTCATTGCCAACACCCGCAAACTCATTCGGCCCGACAGGATTATACGATTCGCGCTTATCGTCCATCGTGACCAGCGTCGGCTTTCCGGGAGGCCATTCAATCAGACCGTCCATGATCTCCGCAAAGCGCTTCTTGCCGGTCAGCTTTTCGAGCTGTGCGAGGGTCTTAGGCTTACGATCATACAGGATCGCGTCGTCATAGCCCTCACCACGCATGATCTCCAGCGCCTTGTCAGCATCTTTGAAAGCCCTGACCTGTCGCCCTTCGACTACCTTCCAGCCGGGGATTTCCCGGCCCTCAAGGATCGCCTCGCGGGCGTAATCTTGCAAGTCGGTGATCCACGCCTCAAGGCCCTGCGCCTTGATAAGTAAATCGCCTATCTCGGCATCAGACAGGATGGGAGGAACACCCTCCGCGCCCATACACTCGGCCTCTTCACGTTGCACCATCTCGGCCTCGGTCATGCGCCCCTGAATGTCCGCGCCTATAAACCGATCAAACCCGGCATAATATCCAGCGCGGGCACGGCATTCAGCCTTACCCCGGCAGAACCGGCACCATTCCCCGGCGCAGAACGTACCCATTCCGAAATAGGCCGCTTGCGCTTTCGGTTTGATCTCCTCGCCCCATGCTCTCAGCTCGTCCACGGTCAGCCATTCCTCGGTCACGTCCTCGGTAATCCGGGGCTGGACAATGGCCGTACACACCCGCTTGATGGTGTCGCCGTAGATCGGAGCGAACATCTTCAACGCGCCCAGCGCATAAAGCCGCATCTGCCCGTTGTTGATGGATGAAACGGGAACGCCCTTGCCGTGCTTGTAGTCGGTGATCCTTAGCGTGTCGCCGCCGATCATCACACAGTCACAGGTCCCGAAGCCCTCCGGGATGTAGTCCGACAGGTCAACCCGCACCTCAAACGAGGTATACGGGACGCCGGAAAACTCATTGGACTTCTCTTTGAGGTAGTCGCGGTAAAACTCGGCGGTTTTCTCCATTTCGTCCTTCCACAGCTTATCGGCCTTGAGCTTTTTCAGCTCAGAGTTGAATTTGCGGGTGGACATGACGGAGAAATACTTGCGCCCGAACAGCTCACACACCGCATGTGCAAGCGTACCCTCAAGGGCGTATACGGAGGTTTCCCCTTCGGGGAACTGTTCTTCGTATCGGGGCGCGGCGGTGCAATGTGACCAGCGCTCGAAGCCGGAGGCGGTCACGACCGCATGTGCATTCGGTGTAGCCATCCTCGCGCACCTCCCGTCAGATGTTCGCGCCCAGCTTGCGCAGGTCAGCCGCTACCGCCGCATACTGTTCGGGCTTGAGCTGCGTCACGGCCTGAACGCCGTATCCGTCTTTGAGCAGCTTCATCAGATCGGACATCTTGCCCGCCTCCAGAAGCTGCGCCCCGGCGTTGGTGATGTCGTCGAAGGTATAGACCTTTTCAGCGGGAGCAGGGGCGGGGGTAGGAGCGGGAGCCGGTTCAGAAGTTGCGCCGGTCGCAGGGGTCGGGGCGTTGGAAGGATCAGAAGCGCCATCCTCGGAAATAGTAGCAGACGTGCTGCCATTGATAGGAGGGACGTTCTCAGGGGCCTTTACCGGGGCCTCCATAGGCTTTTCAGCCGGGGCCGGGGTCTGCTCGTCAGATGCTGCCGGGGCGGTAACGGGGGCCGTGGGGACGTTCAGGGGATGGGAATTGAGTGCATCCGCGAAATGGTTGATCGCCGCAGACAATTCCGGGGCTTCAATCAGCAGCTTGATAGTGATACCGTTCATGTGTTATGCCTCCATTCGGTTGTCGTGTTTTCAACAGGTCTATGTAGAAGCTCGTCTTTCCGAGCCGCCGTCCGACTTCCACGGATGGGAGACAATCCCAGAATTGCGTTTTCAGAACGGGGAATCAGGTCAACGCACAAACTGATCTCCCCGTCAAAATGGCATCCCGGACAGCTTAACCTTTGAAGTTTGCAACCTTCTCAGGGAACGCCGTCTTTGGTTATCCCGGTATATGCGCATCTAATCGGGCGGGACTGGTGGAAAAGGCTGGACTCGAACCAGCATCAAGGGCGTTTCGCGGTGCTACCCCTTTGTCACCGAAGCTCTGCCGTTGAGCTACTTTCCCATATCTTCGGCAGGCGTTGACCCCAGTCCATTGACGGCCAAGTGTGGAATCGAACCACGTCTCTGACTTAGCCGGTCAGCGCACTCCACTATGCCAACTCAACCGGGCGCTGAGTCAACACCTGCCTGCAAAGAGGTGATGATGTCTTTCCCGTGCAATCAGTCTGCGTCGTTACTCGCCCGTCGCCGCTGTGCTTTTGCGAACCCCTGACGCCGTGTAACTCGTCATCGCGGCCTTTCGTCCTTCCCCGGAATACAGCGGCACGGGTTGCGCTGCATCCGGCATTCTGCCGCCTATCGCTTTCGTCATCGCTATGAACCGCTGCACATAAAAGCAAATCAGGGCCATCGGTGATCCTCCTTTCAGAAGGGCTTACAGCCGATATGGCGTCTCTTGCGCCACCTCTTAATCGGCTGGCCGCTTGACCTCCCCTTTGGCATTGTGCCGCCCTTCGTGGCACGGAGGGGCGAGGCCGATTGGGAATGTGAGGGAGTTGAACCCTCCGGCATCCGGGAAACCCCTGCGGTCTGCCTACATCGCACATTCCGCATTCAGGCGGGTTTCCCCGGCCTGTTGCTTTTCCCACTCTTCAAAGCGTCTCAGGTTTTCAGGGTTTTTGTAAAACTCCATCATCGCATCAAAGAACGTGGCTGCGAGATTATGCCAATCCGCTTCACCGATTTGTGAAAGATCGAAGCGGGATTTTCTCGGCTCGTTCATCGGGGTTACGCCTCCTGCTGGACAGTTTCTTTCTGCGCCTCAAGGCGGGACAGAGCATCGAGGATATTCTGGATCGTCTTTTCCGTGCCGCGCTTACCGTTCAGCACTTCGGAAACATAGGAGGGGTTGTAGCCGCACTCCTTCGCCAACATCTGGCCCGTGATTCTGCCAACGTGCATCCGGCCAACCACGTCAATGATCCGGGGGTCAATCCGCGTCTCCATGTGTTTTCCTCCCTTCTTCCATAGGTCAAAATATTTTGCCTGTAGTAGTTGAAACTATTTGACTTTTGTGATACAATGAAAACGCCAGTATCACGGGATTCGGTACACCGCCGCAATGTGGCAAGAGAGACGGTGTACCGGGCGAACAGTCAAAGGTGTTTGACTGCTACATGAGCATAATAGCAAAAACCTTTTGATTTGTCAATACCTTTTGACTGATTTTTGTGAAAAAGTTTTGACTGGTGAGAAAGGGGATAGCTATGACCTTTTTTGAACGCTTCGAGAAGCTGTGCGCCGATAACGGCTTCGACCGTCCGATCTCTGACTCATGCGCTAAGTTCGTCGGCGTGTCGAAACAATCCATCGGTCATTGGAAGAAGAGCGGGAAGGCCCCGACGGGCGCTTCTCTCGCTTTGGTTGCAGACGCATTCCACGTGTCCACGGATTATCTGCTGGGGCGAACCGACGATCAGACCGATTACACCAACCCTGATTTGGTTGCAGCACTCGCAGGGCCTCAGCTTGATGAGTTCGGCGGGGACGTGAAAAAGGCTGTCGCGCTCCAGCGGGCAATCGCGGAAGATGTGCGAAGAGAAAGAGAACCGGCTACACAGACGGGAAAAGGGTTTATACTGTACGACCGACTTGATGACGTGGACAAGGGTAAGGCAGAAGGCTTTATCCAAGGTCTACTCGCGCAGGATAAATACTTCACTCAGTCTGAGCCGGGTAAAGAAAAAGCCCGCGCGTGATCCGTGGACGTGACTCTGTTATCATAACGACCAACCGGGAAAACATGGTCTATCTTGTGAGGAAAAAGATATGAGCGTACAGATCAATTACAACATAGGGCGCGTCCAGAGTCCCGGAAACGGTCCAGAAAAGGCCGTGATTTATGCCCGGTATTCCTCTCACAAACAAGGCGAACAGTCGATTGAGGGGCAACTGACGGCAGCTCACACTTACGCAGAGGCAAAGGGCTATTCAGTCATCCATGAGTACGTTGACCGCGCCATGACGGGCCGCAACGACAACCGGGATGAGTTTCAACAGATGCTCTCCGACTGTGGCAAAAAGCAATTCACGGTCATCATCGTCTGGAAGGTGGACAGATTCGGGCGCAACAGGGAAGAGATCACCTTCAACAAATACCGGGCTAAGAAACACGGCGTCCGGGTGGAATATGTCGCCGAGAACATGGGCGAAGGCCCTGAAAGCGTCATACTGGAAAGCGTGCTGGAGGGCATGGCAGAATACTACAGCCTCCAGCTATCGCAAAACGTCAAAAGAGGCTATCGGGAGAACGCCAAGAAATGCAAATTCGCAGGCGGGCGAATACCGTTAGGATATAAACTGGATTCCGACAAACACTTCATCCTTGATCCTGATACGGCTCCCCTCGTTCAGCGCATATACAAACTCTACGCCGAGGGCTGGACGATCACAGAGATCATCCGGCATCTCAACGCAGAAGGGCTACACACGGGCGCGGGGCAACCTTTCACCAGGAACAGCCTTCGGACTGTCCTCAAGAACGAGAAGTATATCGGGATATATGATTTCAAGGACGGGGAGATCAGAATAGAGAACGGGGTCCCGGCCATCGTGGACAAGGACACTTTCTACAAGGTGCAAAAGCTGCTGGTGACAAACCAACGCGCCCCTGCCGCGAAATGGACGAAAGCTGACTACCTGTTTACCGGGAAACTGTTCTGCGGGACGTGTGGCACACAAATGGTAGGTGAGAGTGGCACAAGTAAATCCGGGGCCACATACAACTACTATTTATGTCTGAACCACAAACGGGGCGGCGATTGCAAACGCAAGGCCATCCGTCAGGACCTAATAGAGCCGTATGTGCTGGAGAAAACACAGGCTATGATTATGGACGATGATGTGTTCAACGGGATCATAGATCATGTGTGGGAATACTACGAACGGCAGGATAAGACACGCGATAAGGTCTCTACGCTGGAATCCCAACGCCGGGAAGTTGAGAGCGCTGTGAACAATCTGATGCGGGCCATTGAGGCCGGTATGCCATTGACGGAAATGACAAAAAACCGCCTCACAGAGCTGGACGGGCAACTGACCGCGATAAACACGGCCCTTGCTCAGACTCAGCTCGAAGGCGGCTTCAAGTTGAAAAAAGCTCATATTCGGTTTTTCCTTGAAGAGTTTCGGAAGATGGACTACTCGGACAGGAAATGCCAACAGCGGCTTATCGACGTGTTTGTGAACAGCATCTACGTGACCGATGACGAATTGGTGTTAAATTTCAATTTCGGAGGCGATAAATCGACTCTCCGATTCCCTCAGTTCAAGGCAGCTCAGGACGCCGGTGTGTTCGGACACCGCGCGTCCGGGTCCGCCATAAAGCGCGGATACGAACTCGTTTTCTATGAGAATGTGTTTGCGCTTATCCTCAAAATGCCGAGACGGTGTTAACCGCCTCGGCATTTTTCTATCTCACGTCTAACTTTCAAAACAACACAAAAATTAACTTAGTTTGAGTGAAAACGCCCGCCGTTATGGGCTTTTCTAAGTTGCCGGTAACTTTCGCTTATCTCGTGAAATTGACCTTTAAACTAAAGCAAGCCCGGTTTTCTTTTCATTTTCAGCCCTAAAAGCAAAACAAGATGCACTTTCTTTAGTTGAAAAGTGCATCTTGGCCGATTAAGCGAATTTAAGAGGATCGGGCGTCACAGTCTCATTTCATCCCGGAACTCGCAGAAATCAGGGCCACAACCTCCACCGGCACCTCCGGCCATCTCCCCGACTTTCTGCAAAAGTTCAGACGGGAAAGCTCTCTCATTCCCGTCGTCGTCCCCCACGAGCACAATCTGATCGTGCCACATCTTATAGGGGTAGCGGGTGACAGTCCAAACCTTATTCTGCTCGTCACCCTTGACTACGACCTTATCTCCCGGCTCAAACATTCTGATTTTCTCCCTTCTCTTCGCCCTGTGTAGGTTTATGCCCCGTACACAGATAAACGTCGTGCTCTACTTTATGCTGCGTATCACAGTCGATACACTCGATGCAGCGGCTTTCCCCACAGTTCAGCCAACTATCTTCGCACGTCTGACACAGACAGCGGTTATTACCGAACGGACAAATCACTCCCACTTCACCGCCTGTCTCTGCTCGTCGGTCGGGCGGGATGTCCACGCTCTCCACCGCACATTGTACTCATCATCCCACGCCCTTACCGACGTATCATCGACCGTGATAAAACACTTTGCTTTGCCAGCCGATGCTCCACCAATGGCAAGGATAGTATCGGGTTTGTCTTTATCTTCCAGCCACACCACCATGCCACGGTGTATTTCATCAAGCGCGAGGACACGGGGCTGCTGGGCTTTCAGCATGGCGATAGCATCATGCCGCAGATTGAACTCGCACTCGTATCCATCTGGATTGCTCCAGAAATCCGATTCGGGACCTTCGTAGTAGGGGCATTTCTCCTTGGCGCAGCCAATCGGAGAGCAAACCTCCAAACCTCGAATGACATTCTCCCGTTTCACCGCATTTTCACCGTTGCCGGTTTGCGGAGTATTCGCAGCAATCAATCTCCCCGCCTCCTCACGATTATGGCGTGTACGGATGACCTGCCGAATACGTTGTCGATGATGGATCGAACAGTTTCCCAGTTTCCACCTGCGATACCACAGCCCATCTTGTAGGGGATGTAAACCGGCAAATTCCCGCGTTCGGCCATATCGCGCACTTTGATAAAGCACCGCTTCATGTCCGAATAACTGGTGATGTTGTAGTCGTAGGAGGTCTGCCGTCCTTCGTCCTGACAGAAGCAGTTTGCCACGATGACCCCGCCATCACACCTGAAATACTGAACGAACCCCAACAGGCGGCAACCCTCGCTTTCGCATAGCCGGAAATATTCCCCGTACTGCTCACGGGTCAGCAGCGTGCCACGGATCGCAGCGGCAATTCCCGCGCCCATGACGCCGAAAAAGTTTGTCTGATGGCAGATGATACAATCGCCGCCGTGGATGTGGGCGAAAATGTCTCCGTTGATCTCAGATACCATGTGCCTGATCCTCCGTTCCCTCGTCGTGTAGCTCTTCCTGGCTTCGCCGGTCTCTCCACGACTTCGCATTCTGGTAGCCCTCCCGGACAGCTTTCAGCCATTCCTTTGCGTTGATGGGCGGTCTGAGCTGGTAGGCAATCACGCAGATAGCGCTATAGGTGGCGCTGATGTGCTCCAACCCATATTCTCCGAAGTCCAGCAGGGCGGGGCCACATTCGCGGCCCAGACGCTTCGCCCCCTCGGGGCCGTAAAAGATGCTGTCCGGGGTATAGCAATGGCTGGATGCGGCCATTGCGGTATGCCTCATCCAGCTATTGAAGTCTGCTTCGATAGGTCTGTTGTACGCCATTTCTTATCTCTCCTCTCTTTTCGTTGACGGCAGGGATCGGGCCTCAAAACGATACTTCCGGGCGTCGTCCCCGATCTTGAAGAATAGCCGCGCCTCTGCAAGCATCGGCGAATCCTCGCAGATTCTGAATTGGAACTCTTTCGCCACGGTATTATAAATGCCCCATTTCATCCCGGCTCCGTGGTAGTAGGTATCCCGTTTCAAGGTTTCGCCTCCCTCGCCTGTTTGACCATGTTCCAGCGGTTCAACGGCAGGGCCTCTCCGTACAGATCACGCAGGGCCTCATCGGCTCCGCAATCATTGCAGATGTAGACGCGGGCATACCGGCTCAGAGCGTTCCTGACCTTGATCGCGTCCATCCTCGGCTTTCCGCAGCGCGGGCAGATGTCAGCCGCGTCCCGGTCCTCACGGGTCTCCATGAACTCCAGAAACGCTTTTGCCTTTTCCGGGTTCTCCCACGGCTTCATGTCCTCGACGACCTCTTTGAAAGAATAAGGTTTCAAGAATATCCCTCCTTCTCCATTTGGTTATAGAAATCCAGCGACATCAGGGCGTAGACCTTGCTGTAGTCCCTGTTATCGGTCACTAAGACCTCCCTGTTTTTCGTGATGTGCAGAGAATACACAACGCCGTTGACGAGAATACCCTGTTTCCGGGTATTCTCGTTCAGCGCCCGCTTCACGTTGATCGGCGACAGCATCACACCACCATCCTTGACGTTCAATCTCTCGCCTCCTTATCCTCGGATACCGGCCTGCTCCCGGACCGTAACAGCTCCCAGCAGAATATCAACAGAATGTCATGCGCCAGCATCAGCCATCCCGACATCGCCTCGCGCCTCCTTTCGTGTAGCCCTGTCGCTTGAGAAACGACAGAGCCCTCGGTTCATTTCAATCCTTCGATGATCTTCCTCGCGGCCTCCCGCCCGTTATCGTTGAGCATCCGCTGCCACGCCTTCTGAGAGGGCGACCAACGGAAACCATGGGCCTTCAACCGGCTGCGGGTTATGTCATCGGGCTTGCCGTCAAACAGGAACTGGATGCGCATGATCTCCGTGTTCTCCACCAGCTTATAGCCGTCGCCCTCCACAGGCCCCTTCTCGGCGCTCTCAGCGGCCTTCTGAGCCTCCCTCTCCAGCTTCGCAATACGTTCCTTGGTGCTGCGTATCACGGCGTTATTGTTGGTCAGAGCGTAGGAGGGATAGGGCGTATCATGGTACATCCCGCGCGACATCTGCGCCTCCAATTCAAGCCGGGTCGTTTCGTCCATACCCGGACACCCCTCAATGGTCTTATGCTTGCGGTAGTAGGCGTTCACGTCCTTCATGTGCTGCTGGAGGGCTTCGCGGTTCGCCAGCTTCGCCCTGAGCTTGTCTATGGCGTTCTTATCGTCGCTCATAACCCCGCCCATGCCGGTGCTCTTGATCCTGCGGAGAATGCCCTGAACCTCGGCATAGAACTCCATATTCCGATCCCGCGCCGCGTTCTGTCTTTCCTTTGCCTTTACCGGGAAATTCGCCGGTCCCGCAATCAACACCGAGGGCACGCGGGAATCAATCTCGTTCCCCTTGTTGATATACTCAGCCAGCTTGCGGGCGTACATGTCCAGCAGGCCGTCGATCTTATCATGGTACATGGGATCGACGCGCTCCTTCTGCGCCTCGACCAGCTTCACGGCCTCATCCACCTGCGCCCGGTAGCGGGCCGTCGCCGTGCCCTCCACGTAATCGGAGAAGCTGTTGGCCTCCTTCGCCCGCTTTGCGGCGTCCTCGTTGATCGGATAATACTTGACCATTTCATGCCTCCAGTCTGCCCGTCAGGGCGTGATGATCCTTTCGTGGTTCTCCGGGTATTTGCCGTAATTGGCGACGATGTACTCCACGCGCTCCCGGTCAGCGTCATTAACGATGACCGTCATGTCATACAGCCGCCGCCCGTGGTCCTTGAGAGGGACGCACTCGGGGCGATGCAGCACGGTGTGAGAGTTGACGGTGAATCCCCTGTTCGTCCATATCTGCCCCGTGGTGACGCTATCAATCCCGTAGGGGCGGGTTTCGATGGACACCTCTTTGATCTTCATGTCTCAGCCCTCCCTCAGTCGATAGCCGCCGCCGAAATGTTGTAGCACCCGTGGCGGCGCATGGACTTGAGATGCGCTTGCAGCTCCTCCCACGTCCCGGTGAACGTCTCGCTGATGTTGCGGGTTTCCGTCCAGCCATCGTCGTAATCATAGATAATCTCGAACACGCTCCCGCGCCTCCTCTCTTCTCATCGTGTAGGTTTCCCGCGCTCAGCTCCTATCCCTCATACTTCTCCAGCAGTCGCTTGTGGTAATCAGCGCGGGCCTTGCGTTCATCATCAAAGTAATGGCCCCAATAGTAATCAGCCTTTTCGCTGCCGTTCGACAGCAGCCACGCCGTGCTTTCCCACGTCACAAACATCACTCCGAGGGGCGTTTCCTTGCGGGCCAGCACTATGCGGGATTCCTGCCCTGTCCGAGAAGCGGTATAGGTCTCGAATAATATGACCATATAGCCCTCGTTGACTTTGATCTTATTTTCCAGCATCTCGCACCACCCTTTCAGCACGGCAGGCAGAGATTCCAGATTCTGCCGATCAGCTTGTTTTTAGGGAATCGGTGGGCCAGCTTATCAGCCGCGCCTCCGATTGCCCGTCCGATACTCGTCTCCCTGAAAAACTTCCCTCGCATATCGAACCCTCCGCATGTCGTTTGTATCGTCGCCCTGCCATCATCAGCACCCGTGGGGCGGTTCGGGTGGACGGGACAAATGTCCCGTTTCGGCTTAGTAGGTCAACCGCATGGACGCATATCCATAACTGTCACGCTCAATCCCGCCTACCATCACATCGTAGGCTTCACAAAAGTCGATGAAAGGCCTGAATCGTTTGAAATCGTCAATGCGGTGTTTGAGTATCACGCTCTCAGCAGCCCAGCACCCGAAGGCTACGGTTGCCGTCCGCTTTTCGCCCTGCCTTACTGTCAGCATAGCCTTTGGATATTCGGGCCTCTCCTCCCTCACCCCGCCGCTATGGGTGGAGTATGTGACGTTCGGGAGGGTGTCCCGGTAGGCTTTGACAACCTTTTGAAATTCCTTCTTGAGCTTCTGAATGTCCGGCATATCATTCTCTCCTTTCGGCTTATCCTCGTTTGAGGTGCTTTATCTGTTCGGCGCTGTATTCGATGTACGGCCCGCCGAACTGCCCCTCGAAGTAGTACAGGGTTTCTTTGATCCATCCCTTACCGTACTGGTAAAACTCCTTTTCCTGCTTGATCCCGGTATAGTACAAGCAACCATCATACCGTTCGCCCTTTTTCAACTCTTCCGGCGTCATGCTCACTCACCATCCTTCAAGAATCGTTCGGAGATCACCCTTGCGGCGGCTTGGAAAGCGTCCAGCGTGATCTTGCCCTCTTTGAGCATCCTGTGGTTCGCCTCGCTCGTAACCTTGACGCCCTCCTTATCCAGCATCCAACCGATAGCCGTCACATAATCCTGAATGGTGCCGTTCATCGTTTCGTCCTCCCCTCAAACGTCATAGCTCACTCGGTGATATGCAAAGAACCTGTCGCCGCGCTTAAACAGCTTATACCAGCTCGTGAACGCCTGCCCGGTGCAATCGTACTGTGACGGGCGAAAGTCTATCCAGATGAAGTCTCTGAAAAACATATCCGCGTCCTCGACCGTGCGGAAATCATCCGGGATGCTCACCAGCTCGGTGTATCCATCCATGCCGCTGTGCGCCACGATCCTACGATCAACCATGAAGCCCATGCCGACGTTCACAGCGCCATCTCTGTGCGCCCATTTGCGCAGTTCGCGCTTGATCTCGACGGCGTACTCCTCGACTTTCGCCTTGTCGCACTCCCTGACGAATTGAGGATCGGTCAGGATCGCCAGCAGCGCGTAACCCTCGCGGAAAGAACCATTATCAGTAACCTTGAACATCACCAGCGCCTCCTTATTGCATGTCCTCGGGAACGAGTTCAGGGAAAAGCGGGCATCCGTCATCATCTACAAGGTTGATGACATTTCCTTCGTCGGTTTCGACCCAGCCGCAACCCTCATAAGCGGCGGTTATGGCATCGTTCAGCGAATCGGTTATCAGGATCGGGGCCTGACCCTTTCGCCCGGCGGCGTAAGCAGCATATTTCACGGTTTCATTCTCCTTCGCTTGTCGTTTGTCGCGTTGCCCTGCCATCATCAGGCCGGGTAGGGCGGTTCCCGGCGACGCCCCGAAGGGCGTTTCGGCTTAGTCGCTGATCCCGACTTCCCAGCGGCCATTGACAGGCTCATCGTCAATGTGGACATCCACGGCGGGCCACTTCTTGAACAGCTCCGTGATGCTGGAGAAGATCGTGAAGGCCGTTTCATCCTCGGTCATGTCGTCGTGGACCACGACGGGCAACCCGGACTTGTTGACCTCCAAATACTTCTTGAGGCTGCTGCGGGAATCCCCGCCGTGCCCCAGCGCGGCCAGTTCCTCTTTCAGGGCGTTCAGCTCGTCATCCTCGGTGTTGAAGGGCTTGAAGCCGTCCCCGTTGACCTTCACGGGCTTGTCGTTGATCGCCATGCCCCGAACCTTGTCCCGCTTGAGGACCGCCAGCCGCCGACCGTTCTGACCGAACAGGACGATGTGCTCATACCCCACGATGTACCGGGTGACTTCGTTGAACTCCAAATCCTCCAGCGACAGGGCCTCGAAGCTGAGAGCCTTGTAAGCCGCAACATCGGCCTCGTTGTTGAAGCGGATCGCCGTCGAAATGATAACCTGCATCTTGTTCTCCATGGTGTTTTCTCCTTTCGCTTGTCGAATGTCGTTTGTCGTGTTAGTCAAATTGTTTTGACTGGAATTATAATATCATAAACCTTTTGACTTGTCAACACCTTTTGACCAATTTGGTCAAAACTTTTTTCTGAGCCAGTGACGACACTCGCACGCGCGCGCGTATACACCTGTACGCATTAGGCGTTTTAGGCGTTTTATATATCCCCTATTCATATGATATAGGTCTATTAACATATATTTTTGTTTACCTGTTTACAAGAATAGATAAAACCTTATAAATAAAGGGTTTTGACGCAAACAGGGCCGTAAACAGGGCGGTCAACAGTCTTATTTTTCGTTTACACCCCCTGTCAACACTTTTTCGGACTGTTACACGACCGTTTACCGCATCTGTTGACAGGTTTGTAGGCAAAACATTTTGACCGTCTGAATACAAAAAAAAGCGGCGCACAAGCCATAGCCTGTGCGCCGTGCGGGATGTTATTCGTTTTTCTTGGCCCATACCTCATACATACCATAAGCGCCGTAGGCCGAAATGAGGGCGTTGAACACGGACAGGGCAACCGTCTCAATCTGTAGTCCGTGATTCAAAAACGCATTCGCAACCAGCAGCGTAGCGAAGGAGAGGATGTAGACCAGCAGCCGGGTAGGGATGTGCCATACTTTATCCAGCGGGGCTTTCGCAAACTGCACCACGGCAAAGACGAAAACCGCCGCGCCCCCGGTAGTGACCAGATATGTCCAGGTGAACTCCGCAGGCAGTTCGCCCGGTGTAGCTTCGGCGTCGGCCTTCACGATCTCCCCGGCAGCGGGCAGGTCGATCTCGACAGACTCCGCGTGCGCCATGAACGGCAGAACGCAGAGCACGAATACCAGCAGAACAGCACAGAAAACAGAAATCTTCTTCATGGGAATACTCCTTTCCTTACAGGAAATCATTCTCGCGGGTGCATTTTTCATAGGTCTCCTCTATGATCTTAATGCTGATCCGCGCTTTGTCGTTTTCAAAGGCCGGGTGGCCGTCACAGTAGGTCTTATAGTATTTGATGTCCTCAAACACATTATTGAAGTGCTCCTCGCTGTGTCTGACCTTGCGCCGTATCTCGTCGGCGAATTGCAGAACGCGCCGACGTGCGTCCAGCGCCCCGTCCTCGGCCCTGACCTCATCTTGGCGCTTGTCGTGCATCTCCAGCTCTGAGAGGCGCTTCTTGATCTCGCCCAGCTCGTTGATGACTTCGCCATTGATGGCCTTGCCAATTTTCTGCCCCCACCATCCGAAGAACCGACATACCATCTTCCATAGCCAGCTCCACGGGCTGACTTTGATGGGGGCAATCTGGAGAACCGTGAACAGGATCACCAGCGAAACCCCACACCTCTGCAACAGCTTTTCAGCACCCACGGCGGTCAAAAAATCAGACACGCTCAAAACAGACCATCCCTTTCGTGTATGTCAATCCTGCGCCCTCAGCGACGTCTCACAGCCGAGATAAGCAGCAGCGCCGCCACGATCAAGGCGGGCAAAAGGACGCGGGAGAAGGACCTGCCAGCGGCGCACAGGGCCATATCAACCCGCATGACGGCAATCTGAATCTGCCGCGTCACGTCCATCAAGCAGCCCTCCCGGGCCGGTAGAAGATGAAGAATTGCTTCCTCTCCTTCTCAAACCGACCGAGCTTCTGCTTTTTCCGCGTCTTGCTGGCGGGGTCGTTGGCATACATATAGGTGTCATCCGTCCGCCAAAGGCAGATGTAATGTCCGCCTTTGGTCCAGTAGCCGGGACCCATGGACGCGACAACGAAAGCGCCGTTTTTCAGCGCGGCCCGTGCCGTCGCCATGCTCTTAGTCTGGACGAAGCCGGTATACCCGAATGCCTTTGCTACGCTCTTGAAGAATCCCCACGCCGTGCCGCTGGACGCCGTGCGGAATCCGTGCTTGAGAGCGTAGCTGCACATTTCTACCGGGGTAGCCTTCTTATCGACCCACGTCGCCTGAATGTCAGCCATGGACGTAGGGCCACAGCCGGAGGAACCGATGGTCTGTTTCTTATTGCCGGTAGAGGTGTAAGGCTTCGACTTCCAGCGGGAATCGCCCTGCTTATAGTCCACCGGCTGAGTGGTGTTGGTCCCGCTCGTCTTTGCCGTCTTTGTGTAGCTGCATCCCCACAGCGCCAGCCAGTCGTTGCGGGTGATGTTGCCGGTCGCGTCCAGACCGGCGGTCGTCTGGAATGCGACAACGTTCGCCCGAGTGCTGCTGCCGTATTTGCCGTCAATGGATGTGCTTACCAGCGCCTGCACCGCGCGGACATAGACGCTCCCGGAGTTGTCGCCATACTTGACATCGGGCAAGCCCTTCACCAGCTCCGTGAACGTGGCAGGCCCGGCGATACCGTCCACGGTCAGGCCGTGATTGCGCTGGAAATTCTTCACGGCGGTTTTCAGGGCAGAGGTAAAGGTGTCAGTCATTGCGAGGCCCAGCAGCAGGGAGAGGGCACGCACGGCCTGCTTGGAATTGGAGCTACTCCCCTTCTTCAACAGCATCGTCCGTCACCTCCACCATTTCCCCATCGGACATGACCATCACGGTATCATGCTCGACGCGCTCCTCATATTCCGGCTCATAGTGCTTGTGGAGACGATCCCCGATCCACTCCACGATGTGTCTGAGTCCTCTTCCAGCCATTTTGTATCCCTCCAATGAAAAGAGCGCCAGCGTTTTGCTGACGCTCTACCCGGTTTGTAGTGGTGTTTATTCGATGTCCTGCGGCTCCCCGTTGAAAAGGGCCACGCCGGTATACATAGCAGCGAAAGTCCTCAGAGGCATGCGGTAACGGCCTCGATCCGGGTTGCAGATAACCACGTTGCCCTCTTCATCGGTTCCACAGCAGACGCACCAGTGCGTATACTTCCACCAAATCACGGCGGGACGATCCTGCTGAATCAGCTCAGCAGCATCCATTTTGTACGCCCTCATATCCAGCCCATGGGCGTCCCCGACGCGCATCAGGTCTGCCGCAGAGCAGCCGCCAATCCGTGTAGCGCACTCGCGGATCAGGGTATCGAGATCGACGATGATGCCGTAGTATTCCAGCATCATCTCCATACAAGTTGCCCCGCAATCCATCTGCCGGGGCGAAGTGATGGGTCTCACATCAAACATGTTTCTTGTCCTCCTTACCTCAGCGGGTCAGCGCGTACTTCACTCGTCGCCACATCCAGCGAGAAGAGTTTCGAGCCTGCGAGGGCGGCGGTTTCCGCGTCCAGCTCACGAAGCTGACCCTCCTCCACCTCTCGCATCTTTTCATTCTGGATGATCGTCATGGTCTCGATGTCGTTATTCATAGTCCATGCCTCCAATCCAAATCCCGGAAGTGGGAAGGATAGCCGCGCCGTTGACACCTTCCAGCATCTCTTCCAGCAGCAGCATATCCTCCGTTTTGTCCAGCACGAAAAACACGTCCTCGACGGTATAATCGTCTATGGGCTGAACCGACCGAACGAGATACTGAGTCTGAGAGTTGTATTCAACCTTAGACCGATCTCCCATGATATGCTTGATCCAGCCCAGCCGGATACGTTCTTCGGGGTTCTCGTCGAACCACGAAGGAACGTCGATCACGATGTGACCCGTAACGTGCCCGTCCAGATCATTCACAGGGCAGTGCTTGAGGTCATAGGTTTCAGGGTCCAGTCGTTCATAATACCAGTTCCTCGACATGATTACGCCTCCTCCGTTACGGTCAGCGGCACGCTCGCCGTCAGGGTCTTATCCAGCGTGGTGTGACCGCTCATATATCTGTACGTGGCAACCAGCTCCGTGTCCGCCTTGGTCAGCGCGGCCCCACTCGCCGGCGTGTAGCTGATAACGCTGGTCGTCGCAGCGTCGCCGGTTCCGTTGACGGTTACGTTGCGCTTGCTCCCGTCAGAGAACGTGGCGACAACAGAAGCGCCGGTCAGGTCCAGTTTGTCGCCCACCTTATAGATCGTCTTATCAGGCGGCGTGCGGAACTCCAGCGACACCAACTGCCGATTGTTGGTCAGGCTGGTGTGCGTGCTGATGAGTCTCCACACTTTCGTATTGCCGGTATCGACGTAGTGCAAATCCAACACGTTCACGCCTTCGGTGTGGTTCGCCACGTTGTCAGTAGCGATGTGAACGTCATCGGAGGGCGGCACCAACGTACAACTGTACTGGCCGTTGTACCTCAGCTTGAACTCGAACCATGCGCCGTACCCGTTGCTGTCGATTTCGGGCAGCACGATCTCAACGGGGCAATCAATCACCCCATCGTTGAGCACATAGGTAATGTTGCGGGGCATACCCTCAAACCGAACCTTGGTATGCACATAATACTTGTTTGCGGGTACAGGATCGCCATATACGATGTCGGCAAGAACATACTCGCCATCCACCAGCGTATAATAGCGCTTGTACCGAATGAACGTCTCATCCGTGGTCAGCGCGTAGGTCCAAGTGACGAAACTGGAGAGATCATACTCATAGTAGGTCACTCTGTAGTCAAGGTTCCGCTGTGCCAGATCAGACGCCCGGAACAGGAACACATCGACGGACTCTCCCCATTTGACCGTCACTTTCCGAGACAGGGCCGCAACATCGAAACGCACAGCCACATCCACGAAATCGTCACCGATCTCCGCCGTGTAGCCCGTCGCGCCTTCGACGGTAGTCCGATCCGTCACCTTCACGCCGTTGATGGCATGAATACGCGCGAAAGCATACCAACCCGGCTCAGTGATGCCGAACTTGGTATATTTGGACATATCCGTCACATACTGGGGAATGCCCGCCGCCTCGATGATGTTCCCCTCGGCTATGTCGGTGCCGTTAAGGGGAGACACCCTCGCCGCCTGTCCATATGCGATAGTGCCGAGCGCCCTTGCGATTTTCTGGCCGGTTTTATCCAGCATCCGGGGTTCCGTTACTCCGCTCATTTCGTTTCTCCTCTCTTCCTCTCTTCGTGGGTTATGTGATTACCTTTATCCACAACGCCGGAAACCGGCGTAATAGGATCGTCGTTTACGACGGCGCGTCCTCCCATGTTACGGTCCCATCCTCGTTGTAAACGAGCATCTTTGTAGAGTCTATTGCAACAACGAGCTTTCCTATCTCCTGAATGGCCTCGAATAAGTTGTCATACACCTCTCTAAGAATCGCGCCTACGGTGTTACTCGGGTATTGGGCTGTTAGGCTAAAACCCACATCCCCGCCGTCAAGATTGTCGTGTTGCAGGGTCGGGTCTGCCCGATACGTAACAGTCACGTCTCCGCAGTCGGCGTAGATTCGGTTATAGCCCAGCAGGGTAACGACTTGTGCCGGGTTGAGTTGGTATGGTACGGGATTGGCGACGAGGTATGACACCTGCACGGGATGCGCGCTGAGCCATGTTTTCCATGCAGTGACGTCTTCCACAAAATCGTATCTTAGTAAGAAATACAGTCTTGTCGCCTCGCCGCCCGACCTTGGTATGCCAGTATCGGTTGCTTTGGGCGTCGACATTGACGAGTTCGCAACTACGCCGAAAAGGTTGGATAGCACGCCTGCCGTTTCCGCGTTGGCGCTTTTTTTGACCTTCGACGCGGCTGTACTGCACACAAAAGCGCTGTCATTCGAGCCATGCAATGTCCAATCCTCGCTGCCGTTGAGCGTGTCTGTCACCCGGTCGACGGTCAGCAGGCCCGTGGTCACGTCCAGCGTGCCGCCGTAGACCGTACCGGCTTCGGAGGGGAAAGCAATGTCATAGAGGTTATAACCCGCATACCGAGCATAATCCTCATCATACAGCGACAGCATCACGTTTGTAAAAGTGGCCTTGTCGCCGATTGTCGCACTGTTGACGAATGTCGAATAACATACCACTTGCAGTTTTGTGGTTCCGTCCGGCGCGGTTTTTACATTCGCCTGTCTGCCGCTGAAGATTTCACAGCGATTGGTCGCGTTGATTTCGCCGGAATCACTATAAAAGCGCACGCTGATTCTTCCATCGTTCGAGCTGGAGTTATTGACAATGCCTTTCAAATACACGTTTTTCCCTGAGAAATCCCCGGGAATCTCGAAATACGTGGACTTATACGTGCCCTCGGAGAGCACCGTCAACACAAAGCCATCGTCAACCGTGGTGCATGATTGTCTGTTGTCGGATGGAATCTTGTTTGCACCAAACAGGTTTTTTCCGGCAGATACGATCCGTGTGGCCGTCCTGCCCGAAATACTGCGCTCATTCACCGGGCTGGGGTCGCCGGTGCCCGCCTGTGCGGGCGTTATGACAATGGACAGCGCCTTGACGGGCACGCCGCCCGCGCCGTCGGGGAAAGCCACTACGGGGCCGGAGACGGTTCCCGTGGGATACATGGTCATGCGCTTCGCCTCAGAATCAGCAAGGGCCGACTGCAAATCGCTGATAACCTCGGCAGTGGCACTATCACGTATGTTTGGATCAACGCGGTAAGTAACGGTCACGTCGCCACAGTCCGCCCAGATGGTGTTCGCTCCCTGCAGGGTCGTCACCTCAACCGGCGTCACGACGTAGGGCAGCCCGCCCGTGGTCAGCACGCCGCCCGTCACGTCCAGGGTGCCGCTGGTGATCGCGCCGACGGTGCCCGCCCAATCGACGGTGTAGGTCTTGCAGGCATACGGCTCATAGTCGGTGGCGGCGGTGCCGCGTTCAAGCTGTATGTGGACCGCCAGGTTGTCGTAGGTCACGCCCGCGTGAAAGTGCAGCCTCGCAAATACGGTCGTCTGCGCCGCGAGTGAGAAAGCCTCCCCACTCGAAAGCACTGCCGCCGGATTGTACGACACGATCTCTACGCCGACACCGCTCGCGGTGACGGAGGGCCTGTAGGTCCCCGGCGGCAGGGTGACAAGCCCATCCTGCGGCACATTGCCGGACGTGGGCACCGAGAAATCACTGCCCGGCGTCCCGTTGATGGTTACGCCGTCATTTGTGTACACCACGTCCATGCTATCGCCGGTATAGTGATAGCTGTACAGGTGACACAGGTTTTTCCCACACCGCGTGATGGTCGCCCCGGTCACGCCGGTCTGGGTGTCGATGTCCACCACCAGCGCCTTGACGGGCACGCCGCCCGCGCCGTCGGAGATGACCACCACATCGCCCTCGGCGGTATCGGTGGGGTACATGGCCAGCCGCTGCGCCTCAGACGCGGCGAGGGCGGCTTGCAGGGTCTCAACGGATGCTGTATTGTCATCAACACCCGCCCGCGCCACGCTGTCAATCGCCGTCAGCTCCCCCGGCTCCCGATAGGGCAGTACGATTTCACCTTTCGTAATCGCGCCCTGAGTGTAACTGAGCGAGGACCTGAAAGCGATGTAGCCGTCAATCGGCGCGGTGACGATCATGCTGTCCTGCTCTATGCACTTGCCGTCATAGGTAGCATCATACAATCCGGGAGATTCCTCGTAAAAACCGCATTGCAGGATCGCGTCGTCGGTCAGTATGGCGTAGGTGACACCCGCTACCACCGGCGCTATCCACAGCGCGGTGGTAGCCGTCGCCGACCTGCTACCATCGCTGTTTATCTCAACGTTGGCCTGCCTGCCCGTGACCAGGTTGATGCTCTCGGTAACGTCGTCAACGGTATCCTGCAAAGCGGTGATGTCGGCCTCAGCAGCGGTGATGCTGTTTTCAACAGTAGTCAGGCGAGTATCAATTTCGGCGATTACCGTTCTAATGGTGACGCGCTCCCAATGGCTTGCGTCAAACTCCTCATATTCTGGAATATCGACAAGCGCCCTGTAGAGGTATCTAATTTCTCTATTATCGGAATAATTAGTGTAAAACACTAAGTCTCCAGCATGTACGGGAAATACTGGATAACCATAGTGATTTGAGATTGCATTCATCGTGTCTGTGTTTGAATGCCCTAAAACGATTATTCGATCCTTGTTTTGCAGCGTTTGATTTCCAAAGTATGACGCATACGTTTCAGTATAGAGGTTCCATGCGCTATCTACGTCCTCGGATGCTGAATTAATTCGCTGTTTGGCAACGGATATATAATCGCGGCCACTACCCGTAGTAGTGCGAATCATTATGTCCCCTTTATCAATAGGGTATTTAGTCCTTGTGTCTCGTTTTATGACATAATCCAAATCCGATTTTGACGCTGCTCCGAAAACCTCTTTCAGGGTGGACACCTTTACAGCGTAGGTGTTGTTCCCGGACGAAATCAACGCTATGTCAGTATCATTCAGCTCCGACAACTCAGGAAACTCGTCAATTCTCCGATCCGACATCCTGATCGACCTCCTTCTCCTCGGTTCTCTGGAGTGTAGCTCGGTATGCCGCCTCGTCGCGTTTCAGCTCCGCGTCCATCGCGGGGCGCATCTGGTTGAGGATGTTTTCAAGCACCTCAACAATTACAAACGCGGGAAGGCCGCAGGTGTTGGTCGCCTCACAGATGAGAGACATGTAATCCCGTCGAGCTACGGTGATGGGCTTTTTTACTTTTTGCGGCATTGAGAATCCATCCTTCCATTGATGGTTTTACCCGTCAATCCACAACTATCAGGCCATTGACAATGTGGTAGGTTCTACCTCCAACAGTAAAGCTGCCATCTCTCAAGGTTTTGTAATTGTTGACGTAAAGGCCGTTTCCCGGGCACAACCACATTTTACCGTTCGCCATAATCGAAATGGCGGTTTTCCCGCCCGCGCCAATATCAAGGCCGTAGGAGCTGCCCGATGTGTTGATCGAAACAGAATCTCCCTCGGGAGTTTCGATATGGTCGTGCATATCAAATTCTGGCATTTCAGGAATAGACGCTTCAATGTCCGTGCTTACCGTTACAGGGTTTCCATACTCATCATATTCGCCGTCGATGATATAGCCGTCGATAGGCTCGAACTCATCATCATACGGCATGACGATATTGAAAACATTGCTACCATGATAAAGGCCGACGATTTTACCCTGACTGAAAAGCATGCCATTGTTCGCGTTGCTTACCTTTTTCACGGCAGACATCGTGCCTTTGATTACAGCGCCTTGGATAGCCAGAACGCCGTTTTCATACATCGTGGAATTTGTGGAATCCCATGCGATCTTTTCAGCCTTGAGCCTGATGAGGTCGGCCTTTTGTACCATGATGGATTCAACGTCGCCCGCGCTGACCTTTGTCTGAATTGAATCCTGAGTCTGCTTGATCTCCGACCTGATCTTGACGTTATCTTTTTGCAGTTCCACCGTCGAATGCTGTAAACGGGCTATCGCGGAGGGATAGGGGTATTCGTCCTCCATCTCATCCTTCCCCGGCGCTTCTGCGTCTGCCCGGAATCCGATGTCATAGGATCGGGTTTCGCCGTACAGCACAGAGCGGATGTCACCCGCCACAAGCTGATCTCCCAGCTCGGCGGCGGGGTCATAGCAAGCATCAACAATCGAAAATGGCACGTAGGAAAGCCCGCCCAGCATCTCAAGCAGATCGTCCGCTATGGCTTGGGCTGAGTACGGGTTAGGGCTGATTTCCAGCTCATACCCGGTATCGTCACCGGCAGAATAGACGTGCTCCTCGTCAATCGCCATGGTCACACGGGAAACGGTGAACGGCTGGCCGGTCGTCATCGAGGACAGGACGACCGGCACATTCGTGGGGTCCCCATCCTGTGTAGCCCCATCACTCCCGCTGTGCGTCCACACCAGCCGATGGCCGTCCACGGTGAGAATCCGATTGCCCGCCTGATCCACGATGAAAAAGGTCTCGGTCGGGGGCGCTATGAGGGGCACGAGGCGCAGTTTGTTTTCCGGGGTGATGATCCAGTTCCCGCCGTGGCAGGCCCCGATATAGCCCAGCACCTCCAGCAGCGACATATCGCCGGGATACTGACAAACATAAGCCTCGCCGGTCTTTATGACCGTCCGCTCATCAAGCTCAACTCCGAGCCTATCCTTGATCGTGTTGACGACTGTGGTCATCGGTTTGGGCCAGTTCAGCGCCTCATCCGATCCACCGTAGGGCTGATTGCCCTTGAGCATCGCGTCGTAGCATTCGAGGTCGATCAAATCGTCATCGACGCTGCGCTGTGAGACCCAGAACGTGCCGAACTCCATCCACTCGCTATCGGTCGTGCCGTCCGTCAAACAGCTTTTAATGACCACCTTTGCGGATTTGGGGATCGCATCGGTGGTCATTACCGTGAACGTGAGAGATGCCGCAACGCAATTTCCGACAGAGAGCTTGTCCGACGCAAACAACTTCTGCTGAATCACCGGCGCGGTGATTGTGGAATATTCCTTTCCGTTAATCACCGCGACGGTTTTCATGGAGAACTCACCGGCCTCGGCCAGCCGTTTCCACGTGTCACTCCGCTGTCTCATGCCCGATCACCTCTCCGTGATGTCGAAGGTCACGCCGTCGTATTTGGTTTCACCTTCGACATAGCGCTGGATGCCCTCGTTTATGGTTGCGCTGTAGTAGGATTTCGTGGAGTAGTTGTTTGTGGCGGGGTCGAGGAGCGTAACGTCCACGAACGCGCGGTTCATGTCAGCCCTGAGCTGGACCAGAACCTCGGCGCTGATACGGTTGAATGAAACGGTCCACTTGTCCCACACGCCGAGCCGTTTTCGGTACATTTTCCCGTTGAGGAGATTACGCCCCGCCCCTTCTTTATCAAGGTCATTCGCCGACGGCTTCAAGCCGTCAACCGCCAGATATTCGGTATAATCATGACCGTTTATCTTCAACATCGGTTTCACCGGCGTACCTCCTTAAATTCGGATCGGGGACGTTCCCTGCATCCGGGTTCGACGGTTGATCTCGTCAATCGCCATGTCAGCGATTTCCTTTTTCGTCAAACCGTCCCTCTTGCCGCAGTAGGTTTCGATTGCGTGGACAATCGCCACCACCGCGTTATTTGTGGCCTGAATGATGACCCTGCTGAGGTCGTCATTGGATGCTACCAGAGCGTCCGTAAAGCCCTCTGAGCCGCCCCCGGATTTAGCCGACACGCTGTAAGGGACAACCGCGCCAGCAGCCACAGCGGGCACACGGAAGGCCACAGAATTAGTTATTGCCGCCAGCCTGTCGGTCAGGCCGGTAAAGCTGCCGCTTACCTTATCCGAGAAGGTAGTCAGCACATCGTCAAGCCCGGTCAGCAGTTGATTTCCTTCAACGCCGAGGCTTGCGACGGTATCCGCTTTCTGCATTTCCCCGGCCATAGTCTCCGTGATGTCCGTGATACTGTCAAGGATCGCGCCTTCGGAGTCCTCCATACCTTCGGCAACGCCGAGGCCGAGCATCTTACCGACGCCATCCCTGAACAAACGAGACGGAGAGTGGATGCCGAGGGCGTTCCGCGCCGTATTGTACAGGCTGATTGCGAGGTTGCGGACAGTCTGTCTAAGCCATCTCCAGTTGTCTATGACGCCTCTCTGAATACCGGCCACGATATTATCACCGACACCCCACCAGTCAACGCCATCAGCGGCATATCTGATCTCATTGAAACTCCAACTAATGCTGTTGGAGATAGAATCAAAGTTCCTCCGAATCGACGATTCCATACTATCAGCACCGCGCATGATGTTACTGAACGTGTTCGAGAACTTTTGGTCTGTCGTCTGTGTAGCACTCTCCGCGAACGTGACCATGGTCGTCTTGATGATCTGGAAGTCTCGGGAAACCGTGCTCTTCATGAGCTGGAGTTTCGAGGTCAGGTTGGTCAGCAGCGAGGTCAGAGTAGTGGTCATTTGCGTGCCGAGTTCGGTCATCGTGGTTTTGATGAATTTGGCCGCATCCTCACCGGCAACCTTCAAATTCGCAAAGGCGTTTTGACCTCTCTCGACGCCCTTTTCGACCGGCTGCGCGACGGAGTTTTCGACGCCCGCGAAAGCATCACTGATACCAGAGGCGACCTCCCCGGCCTGCTTCGCCGTTTTCTTGCTTTCCTTGTCATCCCCGCCACCGAATAGCTTTTTGAACCAGCCTGTCACGCCGTCCCAAACGCTCTTTGCGGCGTCGTAGATGCCCGAGAACACGCTTTTCAGGCGCTGTCCGGCAGACGCTTGATTGTCCTCCGCGCCCTTCGAGAAGCCGTCCAGCACGTTTCCTGCGGCGTCAGCGGCAAGGGTGGAAGGACTATGGATGCCGAAGAAGCTCAGAACACCGTTCCAAACCTTTTGAAAAGAACCCTTCACTTTTTCCTTGACATCTTCGACCTTACTCGACAGGCCCTCGGTCAGCCCCGACCAAATATTCGAGGCCATATTGCTGAACCAGTCTTTGACGCCCGAGAAAACGCCGGTGATCTTGTTCCAGACGTTTGTCGTGAACCAGTCCGCGATGTTCGCGTTCAGGAAAACATTTTTGATGTTGGTCCAAGCATCCGTGAAGTAGCCCTTCACAGCCTCCCACAATCCGCTGATTCCCTGTTTCAGGCCGTCGATGATGTACCCGCCCATCTCCTTCATGACGGTAGAGGGCGAATGGATACCGAACACACTCTTAAACCCGTTGATAAACGGGATGAAAATGTGATCTCGAATCCATTTTCCGACGCCTATTAACGCATCCGTGATCCCCTTGAAGATACCGGCTACGACGTCACCGCCACACGCCTCGATCTTCTCGCTGAAATACTGCTTGATGTTGGTGAACGCGCTGGAAATCAGGCCCCCGATGAGAGAGCCGAGCGTGGCGAACGCCTTACCGAGAGCGGCACCGAGCAGTTCAAAGGCAGACTCAGCAATACCGGCAAAGTCTATGCCCTTGACGAACTCAACGACAGCATCCCCTATGACCTTCGGATCAAATGCGATGATGAAAGCCTTTAGGCTGTCAAAAACACCCTTGACGAACTCGGAAAAAGAGCCTGACACCATCGACCAGTCAACGGAATCTATCGCCGACAGAAGGAATGTGCAGAGATTAGTTCCGACGCTGACCCAATCGAACGTGGAAAGGGTAGTGTAGATGAAATCCAGAATCGAATTGACAGACGTACCCAGCAGCGATCCCAACAGCTCCCAGTCCACGCCGTCAATGGCGCTGTTGATGCCCGTCGTGAGGTTTGTCGCCATTTCGATCCAGTTGATCTCCGCAATCGCGCCGAGGAGCTTCATTGCGAGGCTGTTGATGCCCTCCGTAAGGCCCATCCCCAACGTTTCCCAATCAAATGTCGTTATGGCTGTGGCAAACGTAGCGAGAACTGTACCCATCCAGAAGCCGATCAGCTCCCCGAGCTGCGTCCAGTCGACGCCGGAAACGAGAGAATTGAGTCCTTCTACGATGCTTGCCACTAAACCGGCCCACGGGATGCCCTCGATGGTCTGGAGGATCACGCTGACAAAGGAATTGAGGCCGATTGCAAGGTTTGCACCCAGCGTCACCCAATCGAAAGAACCGACTGCTCCGGCGAGGAGCTGGAGCTTGACCAACAGCCAATGCGCGAGTGTAGCTCCGAACGTCTCCCAGTCGATCCCAGCCGCCATCGCGCTGAGACCCTGACCAATCGCCGCTCCCATCTCATCCCATCGGATACCCGTGACAAGCAGGTACAGGGAATTGAGGAGCGAGTTGATCCCGTTGGCGAAGGTGCTGCCGATCAGCGGCCAGTCGATGGAATCAACCATACCATTGATGACGCCGCAGATGAGGTCGATGTACTTTTTGATCGTGGGGCCAATACTGTCCCACTTTACGAGGTCACTCAGCCGGGCGAAAACACCATTGAGCTTTTCACCGATGATGTGTCCGATGCCCTCATAGTCGCCGTTCGCAAAAGCCTCCCTGAGCCGTTTTAGCAGGTCAGAAACGCCACTCACGGGGATTTTCTGAAACATCTTCGACGGGTCCTTGGTGGGATCAATCTCATTCGCGCCGGTATTTGTATCCTTCGACTTGTTCCCGGACAGGATATTCAGCTTGTCGAAAGATGCAAGCTGCCGTTCGGCCTTCTTGGTTGCGTTCGCGTTTTTGTTCGTGGCCTTCGTCGTTTTTTCAAGGCTCTTGGCGTAGTCCGTCTGAACCGCCGTCGCCTTGAGATAATAGCTCTGCCCGGTCAGCATCGCCATGAACTCGGCGACCTTGGTCATCGCATCCGACATCATGTTCATCAGCATGGTCAGATACGGGCCGACCGCCGTCACTATGGGCTGGAACGCCGCGCCGAGACTGTTTTTCAGCCGGTTCAGGGCGGTGAGCAGAGACGAGATGACCTTGTTGGTCGGCTTATCAAACTGCGCAATATACTGAAAACTCTCTTTTATGGCGGCACGGAGCCTATTGAACAGGACAAAGAGAGACCGAATGCCCAATCCATATTTCAGCAGGGTTTTAAGCCCGTGCTGAAAGCCCATATTCGACTTCTTACTGCTGCTGTTCAGCGCAAGCAGGGCTTTTGTCGCCTTCATCGCCCCGGAATACAGCTTTTTCAGGCCATTGACGACCGCCTTCCCGGCCATCTTCATGAGGTTGATGTAGGCTTGCAGGGTTTGCTTTGCGAGGTTTTTCATCTCATCTCGCACAAAACCTACCGCACGACTACCGATACCTCCAAACGATGCAAGGCGCGACCCCAAACTGGAAAGCTGGTCATCCGTAGAGTTGAACAAGTCGGTTAGTTCCTGAAACGCCGGTATGTTCTTGGCTATGGTTGTCGCCGTGCCGTTATCCTCCATCTCATTGCGCCGGTCGGTCACTTCGTCCAACTGCTGCTCAACGCGCTTTATCTCATACTGGAGCTTTTTATACTGAGCAGATTTTTTGTCAACGCCCGTCGCGTCAAACATTTTCTGCTTTTCCGTGAGCTTGCCGAGTGTGTCATCCAGCTTTTCAAACTCTTTGAGGACGTTTTCATAGGCTTCCGTCTTGAACTCGGTTCTCTCAAAGGCCAACATCCGGTCACGCAGAGTGTCGGCCTGATGCTCTGCGTCAGCCATTTTTGCCCGCAGCTTTTCAATCGTTTCCGGCTTCGCACCTTTGGAAAAAGCCGTCTGTAATTGCTTACCGAGGGTGGAAACTTGACGGGAGAAGGATGCAACGGCGTTATTCAGCCTGTCAGTACCCTTCTTAAACCCGGATGTGTCCAGCCGGGTATCAAAAGTAATGGAGCCGTCGCTCCCGGTATTACCAGACATAACTCCACCTCCTCATCATAGAATCCCTTAACCCAGCAGCGCCTTGAGACGTTCCATCTCTTCCCGCTCTTCCTTGCTCATCCTGGTGTGTAGCTTGCAAATCTCCACATTCTCCCGCCAAAAGTCGGTCTCCCACTTTTCCAGCTTTTTGCCGCGTGCCTTTTTCGACCGCAAGCTGAGCACAGTTGAAAACGTCCCCTCTTTGATCTCCATAAAGAACCCGAGGAACGTCCACCAATGGAGATACGAAACCGATCTTGTCTCATACCCGGCGACCTGATTGATAGCCGGGAACAGAATATGAGCATCCTGTTCCCAGTCCATCGTTCGCGGGCTGTTCTTTTTCCCCGGCATACCGTTGTCGATGAAATTCAAAGCCGCCTCAAAGCAAGCGCCGTAGTCCTCACGCGGAATTGAATCGAAATCGACATAGAGAATGAAAAGGCAGACATAAGCCTTTTCATTGTCCGCAAGCTCGGGGTCATCGAAGGCCGCGAGAACATTCAAAACATCCCGAAAGTCTGACCGAATCTCGTACTCTTTGCCGTTTACGGTCAGACTTTGGGGAAGATCATAGGTCATTTATAGGAGCGCTTGCCGGACTTGTATTTGCCGGTATGCTTGGTGATCCGGGTGTCGATCTTCTGCATCTCGGCGTTGAACTGCTGACCGATGAAATCAGAGACCTTTTCGAGCACCTGCATACAGTAGAAATTGTCGCCTACCGGGGAGAACGGGTGCATCCCGGAGAAAAACGCTTCGGAGGCGTTGCCGCCGAAAATGTAATCGACCGCGCCGAAAAGACGCTTCACGGCGTCATCAAACGCGGCGATGGCCTCGGCAGAATTATCATCCTCGGCGTTGCCGTCCACGCCGATATTCACGTTCTCCAGCGGCTGGATGATCTTGTCGAACTCACCCGCCATCTCATTGAAGCGATTGACGATGCCGATGTCGGTCGGATGGAACTTGAACTCGCCGATCTGATCCCCGTCGAGGTTGAAGATGGGAACGCGCCTGCTGCCGTCATCAACGGCAATGCTCAGGGCCGGGGTTTCGGGATTGCGCTTGATGTTATCTGCCATAGGTGTTGCCTCCTTTTTCATACAGAAAAGGCGGGAACGGTATTACCGTATCCCGCCAGAGTGGTCAGCCTGAAATCAGGCCGCAGGGGTGAACTTCTTCGTCTTGGGAGCGTAGGTGCCCTTCGTCCTCGCGCCGACGTAATCCACGGTGAAAGGAATCTGATAGCCAGAGGTGTCGCCGCCGTAGCTGGTCGGGGTCACATAGCACTCCTGCATCCACGCCGTGTAGCCGTTCGTCTCGTCGCCATCCCACAGATGCACCTCAAGGGACTTGGTGCGCAGGTTGTCGTCGGTCAGACGATTGTCAACGATGTTCTGGAGCTTCGCAAACAGCGCATCGCCGACGCGGGCGTAGAAGGGATCGGCTTCGCCGGACGGCTCATAGCCGTTGTGGATGAAGTTGGTAGAACCCAGAATGTTCTTCTGGAGTTCAGTGTCGGGGTTGAGTTCGACGTTGAACTCCTCCAAATCCTCGCCAATCCTGTACCAATCCGGTTCATCACCGCCGAAGGTAGTGTCGAGGAGATGGGCCATAAACTGTCGGGCAATCTTGCCGACGGGGGTATTCGTGGTGGTGGTGTTGGTGGTGGTCTCATTGTCAGGCATGATTAAATCCTCCTATACTTGATTTTTAGCTGGATTTGATAACGGGCAACGGTGCTGCCCGCCTGAACCGGCGCGGCGGTAAGCGTTGGCAGGATAGACTCTATCTGCCCGCCGTCCCAATCCGGGAAATGCCGCTCCGCGTTCTGCTCAACAATCCAATCGACAATAGCCTGATGGAATCCGAGATTCATCAGGTTCTGTCGGATGTCGGCCCCAAAGTAGGCATTCGAGGAAAAAATGAAATTCTGAGTCTGAACGTCCTCCAGAACCTCTTCCCCCAGAATGTTCCTGCGGGTATTCAGGGTTGACGGCACGGAGAAAATGGTGTATTCATCGGCCTTTTCGGTCGAGAAATCCACGCCGAATCGTTTTGAAGAGGCAATCGCCGGGCATGTACGAAACCACAACCGCAACTGCTCAGTGTTATTTACGGTGCTTGGCAACCTCTTTAGCCTCCTTCAAAATGTCGTCTTTGTGGTCAGCCATCATCCGATTAAACCAGAATGGGCCAGCCATCGGGTTTACGTCGGTCGAATACTGTAAGGGCCGTCCTGTCGGATGCTTCTTTTGACCGGGTGGAGATCTCCATGTGGTCGGTATTCCCGTATCATCCTCAAAAATGGGTATGTTCGGACCGAATATCTCACCGTAGTACAGATACCGGGCGTATGGGCCGGGATAGGTAACAAAACCGCTGCCGATGTCCGTCGCAGAATACGCGCTTTTCGCCAGCGTGCCGGTCTCCCACGGGACATAGCCCAAACACCAGTCAATGACAGCTTTGTCAATGGCCTGCTGAACAAGCCCGTTCGATTCCAGATTGAACCGCTCCAACAGCTCATCCGACTTGAAATGCGGCGTGTTTTTTACGATGAACACTATCTCCCCACAACCTTCCAATGCTGAGCACGGGGCGCTCCGCAATTATCGGTCACGTTGAGAACTTGCACGACATTCCCGAAAACCGAATGAATCTCATCCATGGTCAGGGAATTGTCACTCGCGTATTGATGCAGATATTGCAGGGCGAAATAATGCCCTCCCGGCATCTTTACGCTCTCATCGGCAATCCCGCTGCCATCCACCAGCGCAGACGCGACGATCACATCCCCCGGTTGGAGAGTGAAGGCCTCGTTCGGGTCAGCGCCCGCGTAATCCACCGGGGCGACATATCGCTTGCCGAAGAAGTTCGCGCTTTTGGGTATCCTGATCGTGTAGCTATTCGCCGCCAGCAGCCCGGTCTTGTCCACGCTGGTCTTGGTCTCGTTGAAAACAGAGACGCCGGAGATGAGCGTGGGATAGTAAACCTCATACCCGGTCACTGGATCGGTTTTTACGTTGAAAATGAGGATCGCTTTATTCGTGAGTTTCACGCTATCACCGCCATCCCTCACAAATCCAATCCCCGGTAAAGGAGGGGCACGCCGTTGTCGTCCAACTCGCCGTCAAGGATGTGCTTCACAGACGCCATGGCGCTTTTGCTTGCGGCCTCAACCTGATCCGTCACAGACCCGTAGCTCTCGGAATATCCATCGGTGTTGAAGGACGCAATCATGGGGTTATTGAGCTGCGCCGACAGACCGATCTTGCTCTCTAACTGCATGAGCGTGAAAACGGCCATTTTCACGGCCTCGGGCACACTCTCCATAGCCTGGACGCGGCTTGCGGTCAGATGGTCAATCCTTTTGCGGGCCTTGAACTCTTCCGTTTTGAACGCGGTTTCAGTCAATTCCCCGCCGTAGCCCTTATACTCCTCAAACGTCAGATACTGACTATGCGCCATTTTCGGCCCCTCCTTTCATCGGGGATTTCTCCCTCGGATTAACCGAGGGAGATGATGCGGGCGATGGGGATCGCCTTGCCAGCGATGTACTTGCGCTCTTCACCGGCCTTGCCGTTGTTGACCAGCTCCCAGTTAGAGCCGTTCTCCAGCTCAGCGTCGGTGGGAGACAGGCTCTCCATCGCCGCCTTGGTGAAGTTGATGCCGTAGGGCGCGAAACACTTGCGCTGACGGGAATACAGGGTGTCCTCGCCGCCGTGAACCTTGGGATCGCGGTCCATCTCATAGGGGACCTTCGCGCCGCAATCGGTGAACTCGATAGCGCCGTCGCCCAGCACGTAGGTAACATACTGAGTCGCGCCGCCCTTCTCGATCACGGGCATGGAGTCGTCCACCAGCACCATGCGGCCATTCAGAGTACCGATGGCGAGGTCGCGCTCCATGCCGTCCGCGTCATTGTACTTGAGATAGACCAGCAGCTTGAGGTTTTCGAGGTTGGTCGCAGGAACAGAGTGCATCAGCGCGAGGCTGAACTTGCTCTTGTTGTCGCCGCAGGCCCGCTGCATACAGGTGTTCAGTGTGGTGCCGTCCATGTTGCCGGTCACGCCCTCGCTGTTGACCTTCTCGGTCACATCGTAGGTGTGCGCCGCAACGAACTTCGCGCCCTCGGCGTCCTTCATGGCGAAAACGCCGTTCAGGATGTGGATGAGGGTGTCCTGATCGACTTCCTCCCAATACTCGCTGACCTGACGGGCGACGTTCTCCATGAAGTCCACACCGCCGGTGATGTCGTAGGCGAAGTCACGCTCGACCCAGCCATTGGAACGGCCCACGACCACGCGGCTGTGCGTGTAGGTCTGAGTGTTCTTGGGGTCGATGTCGGTGTTGCCGTCGTAGTTGGTGGGAGCGCTGCCGGAGATGAGGCCCATCAACGGAGTGGTGATGTAGTTGCCGCCGGTCTGATCGCTCATGTTCTGAACGAGGTCGGGGCGGGGCCGGATGGCGCGGGACTTGATGAGTTCATTTCGCTTAGTGTTCGGGATAGTATCGACGTACTTCTTGAACACCTCGCCGTTGAAATTCTTGGAATCAAACTGGCTCATGATTCAATTTCTCCCTTCGGTTTGTGTATCGGTCGTGTTGGTGGAGTTACTTGTCGAAACTCACAACCATGTCCGGGTTGGCGTTTTTCGCGGCCATCATCGCGGACAGGGACTTGCCGCCAGAGGGCGGGGTGGGCTTACCGGGCAGGACGATGGTCGGCGGGTCAGTCGGAGGCGGGGTGGGATCATTGGGCTTTTCAATCACAAAGGAATCGGCATTTTCGGCCTTATATTTCGCAGTGAAATCCTCGTAGCCCATCAGCACATCACCGTCAAGCTGGAAATCTTTCTCGTTGGCCTGACGGATAAACTCACGCTTTGCGGCTGCGGAGGTGAATTTCAGGTCGTTGGCGCGTTCCCGCACCATAAACTCCTTGCGCTGCTTCGCGGTTTCTGCCGCCCATTTCTGCTGATCCTGCTGGTACTTGGTCTGCAACGTGCCGAGCTGTTTCTGCACGTCACTTAGCTTGCCCGCGTCACCCTGTGCGGCGGTCAGCTTCGCGTTGAGGTCGGTGATGTCGGTGTCCCGCTGACTGATCTGCGCCTGCAAAGCGGTGATCTGATTGTCGCGGGCCTCGGTTTGTGCCTTGAATTTTTCAGCGGACACATAACCGCCCTCCGACAAATCGGCAAAGCGGACATGCTTCGTCTTGTCGGGCTGATCCTTGTTCACCTCGTCAATTCGTGCCTGTACCTGAGCGTAAAGCTCCGGGGACAAAAGCTCATTGAGTTTCATAGTTCCTCCATTTCCCGGCTTAACTGTGTGTCTTGCCGCCGACAGTTTTGATCCCATGTCGGAGGGGATGATTTATATATCAAGGCTGATTGCCCTAATAACGACATAGAAAAAGCGCCCTGCGGCAAATCGCCGTAGAACGCCGTAAAAGGCCCTGTGACGGGCGCAGATTTCACGCGGAGAAATTCCCATGCTTCAAGTCAAACGCGCTGGACACTCCCACGCCGGGGCCGTCAAACGGATTTGACCGGGGCCGCTGTGCCCTGCACTTCAAGGACGCAATGATAGACGACGTTTTCCCACTTCTTGTAGGCATCGACATACATCTCATCCTTGTCGCCGTTGTAGGTGACTTCGTAGTACATCCCGTCAGAGACGGTGGTAGACAGCAGGGCCTTGTTGTTCTGGAGGGTCTTGCAGCTCCAGACGACAAAAACATCATCCTTGGTGATTTTGCCGTTCTTGTCCGTAGCGTCTGCGCGGTCATTGAAATAGTTGACGACCGTATTGATCGCAAGTCTGATAAAAAGCTCTGTGTTCATAGTTGCCTCCTTACACGCTTACCGCCCTGAATCCTTCAACCGTCAAACGCTGTCCGCGCGGGGTCAGGCCCGCCGCTTTTGCCACAGCGTAGTATTTTGCAGACAGGGCGTTTATGTTCTTCTGCCGGGCGCGTCTCTCGGTCATGTCGTTGCCGTTGAGCCTTGCGGCCACGGCTGCATCCTTTTCCCGGCGCACCCTCGTTTCAATCTGCCGCATGAGCTGCCGCGCCTGATAGAGGGTGTAATGCTTGCCCCCCACGTCACAGCCCTTGGCGTTATCGTCCTTCCATTGCTGGAGCTGTTCGTCGGTGTACCGGCGAATGGACGTTTTCGTGTCAAAGCTCATGGCGATGTGCATACAATTCCACTCGCCGATTGACCGGGGAAAACCTTCATAGTGATTGCCGTCAACGTCCTGAAACGGCTCCCCATTCTGCATTTTCTGAAATTCAGAAAGCAGGAATACGCGCCCCTGAACAGGTTCATGATCCGGGGCGCTGTTCGCGTGCGCGGAAATCTCCACGGCGTCATAGCCCAGCGCCTCACCGATTGACAGGGAGGCGTTCTGGTTGATTTGGTTCACCCCGTCGATGATGTTTTGCCGCACAGCCGTATCGAGCCGCCTGTGATAGCCGCTCTCATACTGTACCTGCAAGCCGCTAAACCCCAGATCGCGGATGATGTCCCGCGCCGCCTCCGTGTAGCTCATCCCGCCCATCGACACGGCGGTGATGGCCTTGTCCACGGCGTCCCGGTAGGCGGGCAGTATCGCCGTGGTGTTGGAGAGGTTCTGCATGGCGTTCGCGGTCTGGTAGGCCGTGTTCTCAACAAACTGCATCAAGCGCCTGTTTTGAATCGGCGTCAATGGACGGCTCCTCAGAATCGTGGCAAACCGGGGATCGGTATAGGTGTCATTCAGCGCGGCGTTATAGATGCCGTATATGTCCCGCACGTTCAGGGCGGTAGCTTCGGCCAGCGCCTGCGTAATCACGCGAATGTCGGCCCCCATCTCGGCCATGTTGATGATGCGGTTGACGCTCGTCTGGTTGAGTTCTCCGATCTTGGAGATTTGAGCCGCAATCTTCTTTATCAGGATTTGGTTTACCGCGTCCAGACGGCCCACGATTCGCGCAATGGCCGCTTCAAGCTGCTTTTCCGTCAGCATTCACGTCACCCCTTAATCCGTGGGGCCTCCCATCGGAGGGGTCTTGGAGGGATCGGTGAGCATCCCTGCGAGGGCCTGTTTCTGAGCCTCAGCCTGTTCATCGGCTATCGTCTTGAGCGCGTCGATAGCCTGCTGCTTCGTCTCACCGAAATACCACATTCGGAACTCAACCTTACCCATCAGACCGGCGTCCAGCAGGGTCATTCGCTCGTTCATCTGCTGATCGGAGTCGGTGACAATGCTGTCATCCCATTCAAAGGACACATCATACTCACCCTCCGGGGCCAGCTTGTACAGCGTCGCGTATTTGTCCATGGCCCGAATGACGTTTTTCAGACACGCCTCAAGGGCTTTCTGGTTGTCGGCCACGGTCGTATACGTGCGCTGCTTAACGATTTTCAGCTCAGTCGCCGTCCGCGCTTCGGTGTTCGGGTCGGAGATCGTGCCCCGCGCCAGACCGCATTGATCCTCAATCCGCATGAGGAGCTGATTGAGGCCGTTTATCAAACTCGCATCCCGGATGGTCGGAGAAAAGACGCTATAGAGGTCGCCGTGATCGCCCTTGTCGGCGTCAACAGCACGGAAAAGGCGCTTGTTCAGATGCGGCATTTCCAGCCCGCCGCCCTCGGTTTTCTTGGGTCTCAGAACGGTCGGATCAACGTCAATCGCCAGCTCAGAACCTTCGTACTCCCACAGCAGGCGGGAATACTGCTTGTCGGCCTCTTGGATCGTGTTCCGGGCCTTGGCATAGCAGGACGCGCCCATGGGGCTGTCCACGTCGATACTGTTCGCCGCCGCAACCTTGAACCATCCGAACATCTGACCGTCGGTATTCTTGACGGTGACTTCCGGCTCCAACTGCGCCCAATACTCAACGTCGGACAGGTTGATCTCGACGCCGAGGGATTCCCTCACGGTGGACTTGAAAGCCCTCTGCGTGATCTTGACGTTCTCACCTTCAACCTGATGGCGCTCAAGGCGGGTGTATATGGTCTTTCCCTCGGTGTAGGTATCGCGGAAGATCACATCAGCCAGGTTGCCGTCATCATCGAAGGCTATCGGGTACAGGCTCCAGTCCATGGTCCAGTCAAAGAAGATATGACCGTCCTTCGGATAGGGCTTGATCGTCATGCCGCCCGCCGCCATGCCCTGTTCCAGCTTTTGACGCAGGATACCCATGCACCGCTCGAACTCCGTTTTCAGGTATTCGGCGCGGGGATTCATCACGTCATCGCCGTTCTTGTCCTGCGTTTTGCCGTCCTTGCCCTTGCCGGTGATGTTCCACTTCACTTCGAGAACGACCTGCCGGGCCAGCTCAGACGCGATAAATGACGGGAGGTTCATCGACTTTACCTCGTCCGACAGCCAATCAGCCTGATCGAGGTACAGCTTATACCAATCGTCCAGCGCGTTGACCATATCATCGGTCAGGGGCGTGTCAATTCGCTCCACGGCCTGTATTTGCCTATAAGGGATCACTCTGTGCCACACCCCCCGGATAAAATTCAGAAACCTGTTTAGCATTCGATCACCACCCTCATTGTGGCATGAAAAAAGGACGCTGCATCTGCAACGTCCCGAAAAAAGATTGATTTCGTAGGTCAGTCGTGCGAATTTCTGAGCGGAGCGCCGACGTTATCTCGGAAAGTGCCATTGGCGATTTTGAAAAGATCAACTACCCATCCCACTATGAAAAGGCCAGCAGTAAACATATACAGAAAGCCCTTTCCAAACTTCCCGACATAGAAATAATGCGCTCCCACCCAACCGAAGAACAGGCACAGCAGAAACGCGGTGCTCTTCTTTTTGTCAGAAGCTACGGTCACGTAATTTGCCATGTTGAACGCCTCCCACACGTATGATAGCTATATTCTACCACTCCATGCGGGAAAAGGCAAGCCGTCAACACTACGCGCACGCGCGTATATACCTGTACGCATTAGGCGTATTAGGCGCTTTCCGTACTCCCTATACATATAATATAGGTCTATTAACCTAATTATTTGTATATTTGTTTACAAAGCATCAAAAGCCCTTTATTCTCAAGGGTTTTGGGGTAAACAGATGTGCCGACAGTCCCACGAAAACCTGTTTACCCTGTCGGCGCACGCTGTCAACGTCTCATTGGACTGTTGACGCGCTCTGTCGACGTATCTGTTTACATCACAGCGCCCCGACAGCCCTCCACGCCTCATAGATTTTCGGCCCTTGGATGGCGAACCAATCGACCATTTCCTCGTTGACCGCCCACGACTCGCTGAACACGTTGCCGTTGTCCTGCAAACCGCTTTCATCGAAAAAAGCGTGAACGATCTCATGTCGAAGGGTCTGCTTTTCAGCGGCTACTATCGCCTCGGGCGATTCTTTATCCCAGCCGGGATAGGTCGTCATGTCGCAATGGACGATTCTTTTTGTCAGTCCTTCGCAGTAGCCGTCATAGTTCTTTTCGCGGAACCGTTCATCATCGTCGTATTTGCGCTTGATGATCTCGTAGTCGGTGCCGAGGATGCTGACTCTCATGTTACTGTCCTTTTCTGCGCCAGACGCGCTCCATGGCGTATCGTACACTATCAATGCTGTGATTGTCCTTGTCAGGGTATCCGCTGATAATGTCGCCGTCGTCGGTTCGCTCATATTCGTAGTTCTGAAATTCCTTCGCCGTTTCCGGGCAGCGGGCCGGATCAATGACGATCTTTTTGAGGGATTGCAGCCATTTGATCCCGTAACGGATGCTGTCCGGGCCTTTGACGGCGGGACGGCACAGGGAACCGTAATCTCTGTAGTCGCCGATGCTCTTGGGTTCGGCGCTGTCAGCCGTGATTAGGTCTGTACCCGTGACGCCCTTCTGCATGACAAGGGCATTCCACGTCGCCCCGTTGGATTGTTTGACGGCTCTGTATTCGTCGTAGATGTATAACACCTTGCGGGTGCTGTCGTAGTGCATCTTCGACCAATGGAAGGGATCGGGAAACCAGCCCCAGTCAATACCCATGAAGATATTGTCAAAGGTTGATTTCTCGCTGTCCGGGATTTCCCTGATCTCCAGATTGTCGAATACCTCGCCGCCCGTGCCGACGGGGATGCCGAGGTATTCGTGTGTGTAGGCTCTCAGGTTCGTCTCCTTCAGCGCGTCGGCGTCGTCAAAGAACTGCTCCCCGAGCCATGCCGGGGGGACATCCAGATAGCAGCTCCTATGACGCAGGGCCGCGCGACGGGGCGTCAAAACATACTGATTCGCCCAGTTCTGCCGGGATATGGGCGGGTTGAAGCTCTTGAAAACGATGAACTTCGTGCCGCCACGCATGACAGACTGTTGGACGGATCGAATCTCTTCCTCCCCGGCGAACTCATCCAGCTCCTCAAACCAAAGGTATTTGAAATAGCCGTGCGCCACCTTGACGGATTTCAGCTTCTTAGCTTTATCCAATCCACGAAACAAGATGACTTGTCCCGTGGGCCGGTATGTCAGCTTATAGGGGCTTGTCGTGGCCTTCCAAAGGTCGGTCACGCCCAGCGCGTCAATCCCCCACAACACCTGTTCAAATACGCTCGTGCCGATGGTGGATGCCACCTTGCGGAAAACGATGCCGTTTGCGAGAGGGTCTTGCATGATCCCCAAAGGCAGCTCAACACCGATAAACGATGATTTGGTGGAGCCGCGCCCGCCGTACAGGTCATAGTAGGTGTGTTTGCCGTCCATGATGTCCCAATGGACAGGATAGAACGCGGGGCCGATGATCTCGGACAGACGCGCGGTGCCGTTATCCATTGGCTTCGCCGCCCTTGCCCTCCAGCTCCTTGATTTGCTTGTCTATGGACTCAGGATCAATGCCAAAGGTATCCTGCTGATCGTCTGCCGCCCGCGCGGTTACGCGAGGAATATCGCAGATGATGTTGATAGCCGGGGCCTTTTTGTCGTCCTGTCCGGCCTTGTCAGCATCCCAACGACGGAAATTGTTTTGCAGATTGAACTTTGCGCCGTTCGCGCCTTCCTTGTCGTAAAGACGCATCTCGGCGTAATTCTCAATCCTCAACTTCGCCTGCTGGATGATCCGTTTGAAGGGTCCTTTGCCCTCGTAATCCAGCAGGGATTGACGGGTCGCAAAGCCCAGCGCCAGCGCAAGGCCGGTCACGGTCAGCGGCCTTTCACCCACAATCACCGGCTGTCCGTACTTGTCGAAGATTATCTCGCCGTCGGGATCGGTCAGGGGATGGCCCTTGCAATCCTCGAAATAGGCGTCGATTTTCTCCTGCATCTCTTCGGGCGTCTTGTATTTCAGTTTGTTCGCCATGCCGTCCAACCTCCTTTCCACGGCATGAAAAAAGCGCCTGCCTTTTGGGCCTGCGCTCTGTGTAAGTTTGTCGCCCGCCGCGCGACACGGGAACCTCCGCATCGCGGGGTCGGGCGGGGACCGGTCACTTCTTGCCGGTCTTTTTCTTTGTGGGGGCTGCGGTTTCAGCCTTCTTAGCCGTCGCCTTCTTCGGCTTCTTGGCAAATGCCGCGTTCGCCTCGTCCATCGCCGCCGCGTAAGCGGCAAACTCCTCTTTGCTCTTGGGGTTATACTTGTTCGCCATGCCGACGCACCTCCAATATTATTTTAGCACCACAACCGCGCTGCGGTCAATGATGTTTCGATATGTGCTGGACACCGGGCCACCCGAAATGACGTTGTAACCCATCGCCAGCGCATAGATGGACGCATTGCTGTTGCCGCCATTCCTGAAAGTCCCGACTGCCGCCGCAAACTTCGGATGGCTTCTCGCAAAAGAAGAAGCCTGCCTCTGGAGGGCGTGGTAGTCGATCACCCGCGCCGTCGCAGGGTTGAGCACGGCATTGATTGTCGCGCCTCTGCCGTAGCCCGTACTGCCACCGCCGTTCATGTCGAAATACGTTCCAGCGCCGGACATCTGCCCGCCAACCTTGCCGCCGATGTAATTCATCTCGGAATACTTGAACATATCGGCGATGTTGTTCGCCGAATACGGGCCGTTTCCGTTGACGCTTCGGGACATGATCTGCGAACGCGGGATATTGTTGTCGCTCATGAACTGATTGAACGCCTGCTGATCCATGACGGTGGGCGCACCGTTCAAGCCGACCTGATAGACAAACTTCTGCGTCTGATCGGGCACGTCGTTCAGGAAATTCGGCATATCGACGCTGCGGGAATCAATGACCGCCTGTGCCAACTGGTCATCCGTCATGGCTGCGATCTGCGCCAAAGTCGCCGATGCCTGTGTAGCTGTCTGGAGATCGCTGCTTGGCGTCAGGTCGGGCTGCGGGGGTTGCGGCTGCGGGGGTATCGGCGGCTGTGGGGGCTTTGCCTGTGGCTGCGGCATGTTGAGCCGGGGCGCACGGAGTAATCCGCTCTTACTTCCTCTGCCTCCCATAATGCGGGGCCTCCTTCCAAAAACGCTAAACGGGGCCGTCCGCGCCCTGTCATTGACGCAAACGGCCCCGTCATCGCGGGAATCTTACTTCTTCTTCGCCGGGGCGGGCTTCTTAGCCTTGCCGCCGTGTTTCGCGTTCCACTCCTCAGCGGCCTTCTTGCTTTCCGCTGTCGGAGTCACATTGCTGATGGCCACCGCATCCCAGCGGTCAACCACCTTTTCACGCTTCTTGGTAGTCGCCATGATAATGCCTCCTTAGTCCACTTCGACAGTCAAAACCAACTGCCGCTGATTGCTTAGCCAGTTCGTGCCCTGCTGACGTACCCGCACGCTGCTGTCCTCACGCACGCCCACGATCCTGAAATTCTGACGCCCGCTGGACGGGGCAAGCAGAATCTCGCCGATCTTGCCGCCGGGACCGTTGCCGGGCATCATCGCCTGTACGCCTGCCTTCGCCTTGTACTCAATGCGCACCGCGCGATTCATGAAGGTGTCCTTCGAGCTTTGCGGGGCGTTTTTGAAGTTGTTGTAGGACGTAGACAGGAAACGCTCCTCGCCATAGGTGTTACCCACAAGGGCCTTCTGCAACTGCGCCGCGCCCATCTTCGTGAAGTCGGGGTTGTTGAATCCGGCCTTCGTCAACAGCTTATTGACGAAATCGCCGTGATCGTAGCGGGTCAGGTTGACGTTATAGCCCAGATTGTGCATCGCGCCCATCAGGTGACGGAAGGTGAACCGCTGATTCGCGTTCATGCCGTCCGTGATGGGTTTCCCGGCGTCCGCGTTTTTCTGCATGAGGGTGTTCATGTTCTGAGACATGGAATACTGTGTTCCCGCCTCTTGATCGCTGCGCAGATATTGGATCGTGGCCGTCACCTGGTCAATCGTCAAATTCTGCCGCTGGAAATACTGCGCCCCGTTGTAGAGATCGTGGAAGGGCGCATTGTCCGTATCAGAAAAGGCCGCGTTATTCGCCTGCTGCGCCTGCTGAGGCGAAACGACGGGCGTTATCTGCTGCTGGACTTGAAACGCTTGCGGAGGTGCCGGTCGCGTCTGCAACCCGCTTTTACTGCCTCTGCCGCCCATAGTATATCACCTCGCGCTTTATCAGTCAAGAGTTTTTGACCATTAAAAAACCGGGCACGACGATCCGTGCTCGGTTTGTCTTTCACTTCGTTAGTATCCGCGCTTGCTGTCGTAGTAGGCCGCAAGCTCTTCCGCGCTTTTGAAGCCGTGCTTCTTCATGTCGGCCTGTGCGCTCTTTGCCATCTTGGACATTTCCTTGTCAGACACCGACAAGCCGCCTCCAGCCGCCTTCTTAGGCGCTTTCTGCGTGTTTTTCTTTACGGGCATAGTGCCTACCTCCTTTAACCCAGTTCGCGCTTTAGGACGCTCCAAACGGCTACGGATAGAGGCTTTGCGTTCGCACCGTTGGCAACATAATCCGCAACACATTCCGCGAGTGTTTCAGCCCTGTTCATTGTGGCATAGCTTGAAACACTCTTTATCAGGGCATCGTTTTTCATGCCCTTTCCTGCCGGGGTTTTCTTCGCAAGTCTACAGGCCTCCGAAATCACTTTACCCGACATAGTAGCTTTGCGCCACGCATCCGCCCCCGCAAGCTGAGTCAAAAGGCCGTTACCTTTGCTCAAAATGTGCTTGTCGATCAAAGCCCGTTCCAGAATGTGGCCCGCCTCGTGCGTCGCAATGTGGCTCTTATTTGTCCCGGCAGGATGAAGGCCCTTTGCCGTGGTCCCATCATAGGTTCGGTTCAGCCCGTCCTCTGTCCGGGAAAAGTAACTGTTGCTCAGCGTTATAACCCCTGAATACGACGCATTCGCTATAACGCCGTTGCGCAAATCATCGCCGCGCAATTCGTGAAAAAGGCCCTGGGCTTGCGGAAACTCATTCATAATGGTCTCAACGGCTGCTGCCGCCTCGCGCACGTTCTCAAAGGTCTGTCCACTCAATGATCGTTCATTGACGTAAATACCCCATTGCCCGACGTTTTTCATGTACTGCGCAAGCTCTTGAAGGTCTTTCGCCTCTGACGCGCTTTGCAGGGGCGCGGGAACAGGTGCATGCGTAGGAAATCCGCTTGCGCTGCCTCTACCACCCACAGTATATCACCTCTCGCGCAATCAGTCAACGTTTTTTGACTGGTCTAATGTATCATCGGTCAGCAAACGCCGGTAAATCACGTTTTGCCATGCGCTCCACCACTCCATGCGGTAGGGGCAATTCGGCGCGTTGATCGCCGATATGATCCGGGTCTGTTCCCGTCTCGGTATCCGTTTCCAGTCAATCACCACGCCGCCGCCCAGCTTCGAGGTCGTCTCCGTGGTGTATCGGGTCAGGTCAACATCAACCTGCTGTCTCAGATAATCCGTGATCTTCGTCGGGACGGATTTAGGCGGTCTGCCTCGTTTCGCGCCCATGGTCAATCCTCCACCTCCCGCCATTTTGACTGAAAAGCCTTGACGGGGATGATGTCGTCGTCCTTCGCGCATTCCGGGACGTTGCCGTACATGATGATCTTCGTGGGCCGGAGTCGCTTTTTCATCTCGGCGTATCCAAGCTCAAAAAGTCGTGTAGCTCTGCGGCTCCCCTGTGTTCCCACGCTGCTGACGGCAACCATGCTCTCGGAGGGTTCCCCATCGAAGCACCACCCGAAGCTGTCCTCGTCGCTCCAACTGATGGTCGGGATGACGTTGATCCCGTATTCCTGCCAGTATGCGCCGAGCCAATGCTTGCGGTAGTGGTTGTATACCTGAATCGCTTTCGGGAAATCGGTATACGTCGAAAAGTCAGGCGTACACACGGCCTGAAACTTTGCCAGCATGGGGAGGTATCGGTCAGGATCATTCCACAGTCGGATGAACTGATAATCGTCGATGAAGAAGTGGAGGCCGTGTATCTCCGGCTCCTCGCACCCTTTGGCGTAGTTGAAGCTGATCCAGTTATCGACGTGAAAAGACGCACCTTCGAGGGCCGGGATATTGAACTCTCCCACGCCGTCATAGATGCGTCTATTCAGGTTCTCGTAATTCCGCTGTTGTCGGTATATCTGCATTGTTGTTGCCTCCGATATGGGGCAAAGGCGCTAATCACCCAGCTCGACACCATCGCCATTACGCGGACGGCCCCGCCCGGACTTGAACCGAGACCCTTTGCCCTGAAACAAACAGGAACACGGTCCTCACCTCAACCGTGTTCCCGCCGTGGCATCGGCTCCCTGCCGCCCGGACTGACCCTGTGATGGTCTGTAAGGGCGGAGGCGTAACCCCTACGCCCGAACGGCACAATACCACGCTGCCAGTATATCACACATCCGCGAAACAAAAGTAACAGGTTTAGATTTCCTCCCGGTCCCGGCCCTCTGTGCGCAGGTAACGGTAGCAGGTCATTTTCACACTCGCCTCGGTATTCCCGCCGATGGCCATGCTCACATCCAGCCACGACATACCCTCAACGAACCGCAACTGGAATATCTGCCGGGTCAGGCTGTCCGGGATCGTGCTGATCCAGCGCTCCAGCCTCGCCCGTTCATGGATACATTGAATCTGCCGGGCCGCGATAATGGCCTTTAGGTCGGTGATCTCAGCCGCCAGCCGTTCGACCTTGCTTGACGGGTTGAACGGGCCTCGGGGCATATCGGAGTATTCAGCCGTGGAAGGGCCTATCAGGTCGGTCAGTTCCTCAAGGCGCTGCTGATTGGATTCGATCTCACGGGTCAAATAATACAACTGCGACAACTCTTTCAGCGTCATTGTAAGCTCCTTTTGCGCCTGTGCGCGTATTATGGGTTTACCGCCGCTTCTCGCTTTTCGTTTGTCGCAGGTCGTTTGTCGATTTTCGGGTTATCCTAATCCATATCGTAGTCGCCCAACTCTATCTCTTCGCCGCATTCAGGGCAATTCACCACGCCCCACTCATCGCCCCAGTAGTCAGGTTCGACCACTTCATCCCAATCCATCCGCTGATCCTGCCCGCAATGGGGACATGTGAATGTGATATAAGCGGGACGCTGTACAATCGTGAAATCCGTGCGTTTCATACCCTCACCCCCTATTCCACGATCAAGAAATACCCGGCGGCACAGAGGGCCATTCCCGACAGAATCAGGATGACCCACAGCACCCATAGCATCTTTCGATCAACTGCCGGGGACTCTTTCGCCCCGACATAGTACAGAAACCAGCTCAACAGAATAAACGCAATCGCCTTCACGCTCTCGCCTCCCTTATTCGTGCTTTCAGGCTTTCCAGTAGACTTTCCTGCACCTGATCCTTGTTTTTGAGGCTCCTAATCACGTCCTCATCACGCCCGCCCTTGACAATCAGGTGATGGACGATGACCGGGTGATCCTGCCCCTGTCGATGCAGGCGCTTGTTGGCCTGCTGATACTCTTCAAGGTTCCACGTCAGCCCAAACCAGATGATGTGATGACCACCCTCTTGCAGGTTCAACCCGTAACCGCACGACGCCGGGTGAATCAGCAGCAGGTCGATCTTGCCCGCGTTCCAATCGTCCTTATCCTTGGCGTCCTTGTACACGCGCACGCGCAGGGACGACTTGGAGAGGGCCTGTAGCAGCCGGTCCTTGTCATGGACGAATGAGTAACAGACTATCGCGTGCTGCCCGTTCAGGGCCTCCACGGCCTCCAGAAACGCCTCCAGCTTGCAATCGTGTATTTGCTTGACTTCGTGCTCCTCGTCGTACACCGCCCCGTTGCAGAGCTGTAGGAGCTTGTTTGAGAGGGTCGCCGCCGTATTCGCCGTGATCGTGTCCTCGTCCACCTCAAGCACCATTTCCCGCTCCAGTTTGCGGTAGGCTCGTCGGGCTTTGTCGTCCAGCACCACGGGAATATCCTCATAGACCAACTCGGGCAAATCCAGATAGTCAGCCGCCTTCATGGAGATGCAAATATCGCTGATCTGCTTTTGAATGGCCTGTTCAGCGCCGTCCTTCGGGGCGTAGGAGAATATCGTCGTGGCGTTGCGCTTGTCGGGATTGAAATACATATCCCGGTAAACGCTGATCGTGCGGCCCAGCCGTTTCCCGCCGTCCAGTAGATAGAGCTGCGCCCACAAATCCATCAGCCCGTGGGGGTTCGGCGTGCCGGTCAGCTCAATCATGCGGTTGATCCGGGGCCGTACCGTTTTGAGGGCCTTGAACCGCTTCGCCTGATGGTTTTTGAATGAGCTGGATTCATCCAGCACCACCGTATCAAACGGCCAGCGCCTGCCGCACCGCTCAACCAGCCATTGAGTGTTCTCCCGGTTGATGATGTAGATGTCTGCCGGAGTCGCCAGCGCATCTTCTCGCTGTGTAGCTGACCCCAGCACGCCCACCAGCCGCAGCCGTTTCAGGTGATCCCACTTCCGCGCCTCGGCCTGCCATGTGTCCTCGGCCACCTTCTTAGGGGCGATTATCAAAACCTTGTTGACGGCCCAGCGGTTGAATTTAAGGTCGGCCAGCGCGGTCAGGGTGATGACGGTTTTCCCGAGGCCCATATCCAGAAACAGCCCTATCGCGGGATGGTCGATGATTGCATCCTGCGCGAACCGCTGATACCTGTGGGGATTATACGTCGTTGCCATAAACAAGCCTCCTGCATCGCTCAATCACCAATTCGACCTTTGTCACGCTGTCCACCGACGAAAAGACCATAAAGCCCATCCGGGCAAGCAACCCTTGCACATAGCCCTGTCGGGGCCGCTCACGCTTGCCGGGGGCCTTCGTTTCGACGAACAGGACATGCCCGCCGGGGAGAAGTATCAGCCGGTCAGGGACGCCCGTAAAGCCCGGACAGACCAATTTCAGACACAGACCGCCCAGCGCCTTGACGGGTTCACGGAGCTTCTTTTCGATCTCTTTTTCAAGCATGGGGAAGGCCCTCGCGCGTGGACGTGTCTATTTTTCGACCCGGTTTGCGACCCTGTAGATAGTCCTTCACCGCATCGTCGAAGCACCTCAACACCATGTCCATATCTGTATCATTCCAATTCGCAAAGGTCGATCCATCCTCACGAACCGTAAATATCGCCCGATTGTAGTCATTGCGTCGCCGGTCGTGGTGATCGCTGTCCACGGTCATGCGCTGCACAAACAGCTCCCGGAGCTTCATCAACTCCCATTGCTGCATTTTCATTCTATCGCCGCCTCCAAGTTTTATCCAAGTCCAATCCAATCTGTCAACACGCGCACGCGCGCGCGTATATACCTGTGTGCGTTAGACGTTTTAGGCGTTTTCTATTATCCCTATACATATAATATAAGTCTATTAACCTATTTATTTGTATATTTGTTTACAAGGGCTATAGAAGCCTTATAAATCAAGGGTTTTAGCGTAAACAGCACCGTAAACACAGCGGTAAACAGCTATCATTTTTTGTTTGCACCCCGGTAAACGTCGCAAACGTCCAAAAATGGCCGTTTACCGCCCTGTTTACGTGGTTTTGTTTACGTTTTCACCGGATATAGAAGCCCCGCTGTGACCCGTAGGGGCCGCACCGCATGGCAGAGTTGGCGCGTTCTGCGTTGGGAAGTTTGGCGAGTATGCCGTTGATCTCTCGTGTGTCGGTCAGCTTGAAGTCGGCCTGATTCTTGCCGAACAGCTCACACCAGACCTCAATCGCCGTGATCCTGTCGCGCTTCACCGTTCTCACCTCGCCATGTGTAGCCTGCCCCCACCACACCTGCCGCTTTTCGATGCTCCACTTCTGCCAGTCCTCGGGAATCTCTTTTGCGACAAAATCGGCAATCATGCCCTCTTTCGGACTCGCTTCGCGGTGATGTTCCTGCATTTCCTGCGCCGCTTTTTCCACGTCGCCGGTCAAATAGAGCTGTTCGCCCATCAGCCAGCGGGCCTTTGCCTCGCCCCACACCTGCGCCACATAGTCATCGGTCAGATCGTCCCACACGTTCATTCTGTGGGCCGTTACGCCCACATCCACGGGCCAGAAACGCCGGTTCCCGGTCATGTCCTGCAAAAAGTCCATCTGATTGCAGGTTCCGAAGAATACACAGCACCGGGGCAGCTCCTTCACGTTGCGCCCGTAAGCCGCCCGGTAGCGGTCAGCCCGGAGGCTCAGGAACTGCTTGATCCGGGCGACATCCGTCCGTCTGAAAGCGTCCAGCTCAGCCACTTCTACCAGCCACACGCCCTGTAGAAGCTCCGACGCCTCTTTGCCCTCAAAGGTCCTGATGCTGTCGTTGAACCACCCATGGCTCATCCTGTCGAGGATCGTCGATTTGCCGAGGCCCTGCCGCCCGCACAGAATGAGCATATTGTCATATTTGCAGCCGGGGTCCATGGCGCGGGCAATCGCCGCCGTGAACGCCTTACGGCACACCGCGCGGTTATAAGCGTTGTCCTCAGCGCCGAGGAAGTCGATGAACAGGGTCTCCAGCCGGGGCTTTCCGTCCCATGACAGGCCGTCGATATAGTCCTGCACTTCGTTAAAGGCATGGGATGCGGCGTGAACGTCCAGCGCGGCGTCGATGTTCCCGCGCTTCGTGATGTTGTAACGCTTCTCCAAATACCAGTAGATGCCGTTGCTGTCGGTGTCGCTCCAGAGGCGGCGTTTCCCGTCCAGCTCCCACGGCAGAGCGCCCAGCACCTCGCCCCGACCCGCGAACTTGTTCAGCTTGAACTTGTCCTTCAACAGCGGGTCATTCTCCAGAATGATCCTGATGTTGTCGATGGTCGGTTTGATCTCGCCGCGCTGTGTGACCTGTAGGCTCAGCATCCATGCGTCTGGGTCCGCGTTTTCATCCGCGCCCTCGGCAGGGGTCAAGCCGTTCATAAGGCCCTCAAATTCCTTTTGACCAGCCTCGTAGCGCTCCTTTATCAGCAGCGTGGAAACGGCGCTGTCACCCGCCGCAAACTCCACGAACGCCTTGAAGGACGGCAGGCGGTTGGTCGGGGTGTCAAGGGCCGCGTCCGCGTCCAGGTGCCCGAACTTATGGAGGCGCACGAGGTCAGCCGCGTTTACCAGCTTGCCACCGCACGGGTCGGTCGCGTGGTGACTGAAAAGGAATTTTCCGCTGTCGTAGATGATCGCGCCGCCGGTCGTGGAGCCGTTCAGATAGGTGAAGCGGTTCGGGTCGTTGTCCACGGGGGCGTAGATGTCGGGCAGGAACTTGTCCATGGCCTTATAGATGTCATACACCCGGCAGAACGCGCCGATCAAGCCGTCCTTCGTCTCGGGGTCGCCCTGCCGAACGGCCAGCTTCTGATAGTTGTTCGCGCCGGGGACCTGCGGCCTCTGCGTCCAGTCCCGCCAGTCCGTGTAGCTCCCCAGCACCTCGTCCACGCTCACGAAGGGCGCGTCCACATACCTGAACACATACTCGCCATCCGAGCAGCACGACGGCCAATACATCAGCCGGTTGCCCTCAAACGTGGTCGGGTCAGCCATGGAGATGCCGATGTCAGCGGCCAGACGGCGGCTCACGGCGTCATATTCGTCCGGGGACATGGCCCTGTCGGTGACGATCACGATACGCAGACGCGGGGCCTCGGGGCGGTGCTTGCGCGTGGAGTAGACGCAGTAACCATACCCTGCCGCGTTCAGCGTGCTCAGGATGCCGTCCGTGCCGAACGGCGGGATGTTGTCGAAGTCCAGCGTAACGACGCAACGATCCAGCACGGCGTCAGCCTTGCGGCGGGGGCCTTTCAGCCGCCC